GCAGCGAGCGCGATTCGGTCTATGTCTGGAACGCACCGAACGCCTCGGTGAACGAGGAGCATGCGGTCACGCTCTCGCAGCGCGGCAAGAGCCCGGCCACCGCCCTCTCGCTCGCCAAGACGACGTCCGCCATCCTGGACACGACCTGCAACCCCGCGAACCTCAGCGCGGCGGGTCCGGTCAAGGGTGACTACGGTGCGACCATCCAGTTCAACCTCGGCACCCTCGGTGCCGGCAAGACGGCTGGCGGCACCGTCCAGTATCGGCGGGATTGAGGATCAGCGCTTCCCTCAAAACTGGCCAACCAGGCGCACCCACCGCTGCCCGGAGCTGCGGTGGGTGTCGCGCCGCGTCCGACATCGCCTCCCACGGCCAGACGCCGTGTTGGTCGTCAGGCTTCGGCCTCGATCCTCAGGTGAATGAGGCCGACGGTACCTTGGCGCTACCCGGGGCCGCTCGCGCGGAAACACCAACGGCCTGGATCCACCAGCCCGCAGCACGTCGCCCTGCAGATCGTTGATGTTTGGTGGGCGCAGTAGGGCTCGAACCTACGACCCGCTGATTAAGAGTCTCCTGAGAACCGAGCCAGATCAACGGTCTGTCGACGGCACCCTGGGTTGTGTGCACCTAGCCGCAGCCTGCCGGCGCTGGATCTCGTCGACCTCGAGTGCCAGCTCCAGATGGGCGTGCATCGAGCCTCGTGCACTCGCGGCGAGCAGCTCCTGATACCGCTCGATCGCGGCCGCGGCCTCGGCGTGCAGGTTGCCGTCCTCGTGCAGTCCCTGGAGCATGCACATGTCGCGCCGTTCCTTCAGCCGGGCGACGAGCTCGCCGCCGAGGGGCATCAGACGTGCGGACCGTCGTAGGGCACGGGTGTCAGGTAGGGCCCGATCTTGGGCAGCTGCCAGTGCGGCCCGTCCTTGCGCGAGGCCGACCAGTTGCCGCCCCACTCGATCGGCACGCGCTCCTGCTGGGCCGCCTCGAACATCGCGTGGCTCAGCGGGTAGAAGTGCGGCCAGTGCCAGGAGAGCTCGATGTCGCCGTCGCCGTCGGTGTCGAGCACCGGGGCGATGTCGACCGCGTGGCCGGTCAGGTGGCGGCTGTTCATGGTCCAGCTGGCGCCCTTGGCGACCAGTTCCGCCTGCCGCGCCTTGGACCGCCGGCCCTCGATCACCATGAAACGCGGCGCCCTGGGCAGGGTGGCGCAGCGGTGCAGCACGCGGACCAGGTGCCCGTGCACGCCCTTGAGCCGCTCCTCGTCGCGGGCCGAGAGCTTGAACGCCATGGCTACCAGGCCTCCTCGCGTGCCTCGAGCTTGACCAGCGGAAGCGGATAGGAGCCCGGCCGCGGCTGCCCGCCGGCGAGGGTGAGGCCGAGGGCCAGGGCCTTGAACAGCGCGTCCTGGGCCTGCTGCTGGGCTACCTGCGTCGGGTTGCTGCTGTAGGTCAGCGCACCCTCGGGCGTGAGCGTGAGCGCGGTGTCGGCGCCGACGCGCGAGAACGCGACCTTGGCCCGGCTGCCGTCCGGTGCCGAGACCTCGATCGTCCCCTGGGCACAGCCGGCCAGGGCGAGGGCCGCCGCGAGCAGCGCCGCCTTCACGGCCGGGCCTTCGTCGGCGGTGCCGGCAGATGCTGGACGACGCCGGGTGGGCTGAGACCAGCGTCGACCAGGACCCACATCAGGCCGGCGACCAGGAACAGCGCGATCATGGTGACGGCCGCGGTCACCAGCCTCGTGACGCCGCGCACCGGCCCCTCGATGCTGTTGATCCGGGGTTCCAGAGCGGTGACGGCATCGAGCTTCTTGCCGACCGTCTCGACATGCTTGCCGAGATCCTGGCGCAGGCCGTTGACGGCATCGGCCACCCGGTTCTCGACCCGCACGACGTCGCCGCGGACCTGCTCGATCGCGGCCCCGATCTTCCCGCGTTCCTCCGCCCCCTGGATCGCCAGCTGGGCGACATGGCCGCCGATCGCGTCGAGCTGCTGCGCCATGCGATCCATCGCACCCACCTTGGCCTTGACGGTTGCCAGGTCGTCGCGGTGCGTCTCGAACCGCGACCGGAGTTCGCCGACCTCGCGCTCGACCCGGCCAAGGTCGGCGCGGTAGGGAGACGAGGCGGGTTCGGCCGTCATGGCGCTGCCCCTCCGATGTTGCTGAACCCGATCGCGAACCCGCGCAGGAAGGCCAGCACGCCATCCGCACCGGCGGCCGTGATCCAGACCGCCAGGCGCTCGGCGCCGAACACCGGCCAGAGCAGGAACAACAGGATCACCGCCCGGCCCATGAAGGAGCGGAAGAACTCGGCCAGGGCGCGCAGCAGGTCCTCGAGCCCGTCGATCGCGGGCTGCAGGTTGAGCCGCTTCGGCGGCTTGACCGTGGGCTCCGGGATCTCCCCCATCCTCATCCTCCAGCGCGGCGACCCACGCGGTATAGCAGAGCTAAACTGCGAGGGGAATGTAGGCCCATTGAACGCCACCCCTCAGTAGATCTCGGCGTCGGCCGTGGCGTGGATCAGCATCTTGTCGAAGGCGGCCTGCGAGAGCGTGCCGCCGACGCCGGTCAGGATGATGCCGCTGTCGCCGGCGGCGAGAACGGACCCGCTCTTGCCGTCCTTGTCGTTGGTCCAGTTGTACCAGCGCGCCGCGGTGCCGCCCGACATCGGCGTGAACATGGAGACGCTCGGGTTCGAGCGCATGAGGCAGGGCCAGTTCGCGACCAGCTGGCCGATATTGTCGGCGGTGTGCGCGATGGTGCCCTCGTACTGGCCGGAGCCGTGGCGCGGCCGTTGCTCCAGGTCGAACGTCTTCTGGTAGTAGCGCCTCAACAAGGGCAGCTCGAAGGCGACCGGCAGATCGTCGAACGGCGTCTGCACCTGCCCCAGTTCGAGCTGCAGGTCGGCGACGCGGAAGATGGTGCCGCTGGTGCTGGCCCCGTTGAGCTGGCCGGAGACGCAGCGCACGTCGGGCGAGCCCAGGACCCAGGCCCCGGGCGTGTCGGTGCGGAAGCTGTTGTGCGCCGCGAACACGACGCCGACCCAGCAGCCGCAGCCGGTGTCGCCGAGCCAGGAGCCCGAGAGGCAGGCGACGAAGCCGACCTCCTCGGCCGACCAGGTCGAGGCCACGTTCACGTTGACCTGCGCGACGTGGGTCACGTTGCGGCTGGCGTTGGCCAGATAGAACGAGAACAGGCCGGTCACGCCCGACCAGAACCAGCCGCTCATCCGCATCACCTGGCCGTACTGGGTGCCATAGAGCGTGCGGTTGAAGGTCAACCCTTCGATCGGCTGCACCAGGGACAGGATGTTGCCGCTCTGCAGGGTCGCCATCGGCGTGCGGATCTGGATCTCGCAGCTGTAGCGGCTCGGGCTGCGCTCGGGCGCCTCGAGCACGCGGCGGATACCGACGTTGAAGGAGCCGCGGTTGTCGAGCATCCAGCGGTCGGCATAGTAGGCCCGGGTCGAGGACACCGCGAAGCTGTTGCCCCGCTGCCAATACTTGAAGTTGCCGTTGAGCAGCATGTTCTTGGGCGTGGCCATCGGGCCGGTGAAGTCGCAGCGCAGCTCGTTGCCGACCACGACCGGGTGCGCACCCCACTTGGCGTTGGAGTAGACCGCCAGGTTGCCCTCGTTCTGCGAGGTGTCGAGCGAGAGGACCGAGACCCAGTCGGACCCGTCATAGACCTTGTAGACCCAGTAGGTGGCGTTGCTGTTGTCCCACCAGCCCACGCCGGCCTCGGCCGAGCTCGGCGGCGAGCTGCCGAGCCCCGCCCGGCGCACGTCGCGGATGTTCTCCTGCACCTGGTTCATCTGGCTCGCGGTGAGAATCTGCGAGACCGAGAACGAAAGCCCAAGCCATGCCATAGCGGTCGATACTCCTCAGCGGCTCAGACGGTCGACGTCGAGCTGGTCCTCGTCCAGGATGAACACCCCGTAGCCACGCGCCTGCTGCAGGTCGAGCGAGGTGCGGTGAACCCAGCCCACGTCGTCGGCGCGGACCTCGTGGCTGATGCCCATGATGGTGAACTGCTCCTCGAACAGGCCGGCGTGGCTGTTGGTCACCAGCACGACGTTGGCGAGGTCGAGCGCCATGGCGCCGGGCAGGTCGTCCGTCATCGAGATGCCCAGCTTGGGGCTGGGCCCGCCGAACAGCTCGGCGATGTCGCCGGCACGCCGATCGAGCAGATCGCGCGTCGTGAACAGGGTGGTCTCGATGGTCGTGTCGCGCAGGCCGTAGGCGGTCTGCGAGCTCGCCACATCGTAGCGGATCGACAGGTTCGGCAGGCGGATGATCGGCTTGCCCCGCAGCCTCATCTTCGTCAGCCAGTTGATGCTGCCATGGCCGTTGAAGATCGTGACCTTGGCGCTCTCGCCGAAGAAGCTGACCGACCAGCTGGCCGTGGCCGTCCGGTCCGTGCCCGAGCCGCCCGAGTTCGCATTGACCAGGATGTCGGTCGACGACACCGGCACCACCATCTCCACCGCCGGCGCGCGCTCCTGGTTCCGGGGATCCTCGTAGGCCAGGAAGAAGTTGATGGTGCTCGAGGCCGGGATGCTGATCGCCTCGGCGAGCTGGGCCACGACCTGGACCGAATTCACGTAGGATCGCGGCCGACCCTGGAGGGTCACCCGGTTGATGATCTCGTCGTCATCGTAGGTGAAGCTGAGCGAGTAGAGGTCGCTGTAGGAGGCCACCGAGATGCCGCCGAGGTCGAAGTAGCGATCCCGCACGCGCAGCACGCCGTCGGCCGCGATGTAGGCGGCATAGCCCGCGGCCTCGACCAGCTCGCCCATGACGGTGTGCAGCTTGCGGTCCTGGAACCAGGCATAGGGCAGGATGTCGGCGATGTTGTCGATCGACCTCTGGCTGATCTCGATCGAGGCCACGCTGAGGATGTTGGCGACGATGCTGTTGACCGGCCAGCCGATCATCATGCTCGTCGTCACCTCCCTCTGTTGGAGGTATTTCCAGCGGTCGCGACATTGGACCGTCACGGTGCGCTGCTCGGGCGCAGGCGCCACCGACATGCCGTCGATCAGGCCGCGGAACAGGAAGTAGCTCGAGACGCCCAGCGTCGCCGGATCGGTGTAGGTGGCCTGGATGTCGACCTGCACGTTGGGGCGCAGCAGGCCGGCATGGACCGAGTTCACGAGCGGGCTGAAGATCCCGGCCGCATCGTCCAGCAGCACCTCGGCCGTGCCGCCCTCGATCGCACCCGGGAACACGTTGAGGCGCCGGTCGATCGAGAACGCGCGGACGTCGGGCGTGACCACCCAGGCGCTGGTAGGGCCAAGCCAGAAGGTGACCTGGTAGGAGACGGGCGGGTATTCCATGCCTCAGCCCCGCAGCCGCCGGTTCTCTTTCTCGAGCCGGCGCAGGAGCGTGCGGCTGAACTTGTTCATGCTCATGTCGTCGGCCACGACCGGGCCGTTGAACACGATCGGCCGCTGCAGCGTGTCGGTGCCGCCGGCGACCGGCCGGAAGCTCACCCGCTCGGCACCCTGCTCGCCGCCGAGCAGCAGCGTGGGCGAGGTCAGGAGCGCGTCGCCGCCGGTCGCGAAGGCCTTGAAGGGCATCTCCATCGCACGGGCACCCTTGCCCCAGGCGTCCTGGAGGTCGGAGACCGACAGCCGGCCGCTGTTGATCGCCTTCAGCAGCGGCTCCCACTCCGAGGTGGCCGCCTTGTTGATGACGAACTCGCCGCCCTCGGCCATGATCGGCACGTCGCCCTGGCCGCCGACCTTGCCGCCGGTGTGGAAGAAATCGAAGATGTCGCTGAAGATGTCCCCAATGTCGTCGAACACATCGCTGATGCCGTCGACGATGCTGTCCAGGCCGGGGATGTTGCCGAGGAACCCACCGATCCCCTGCAGCAGGTCCTCGATGTCGCCCTTGCCCAGGTCGGAGCCGATGGTGCCGATCCAGTTGAGGATGACCTTCGGCAGGCCGCCGACAGTGCTGCCGATGTCGCCCAGGATGTTCCTCACCTGACCCGCGACGTTGCCGAAGATGTCGACCAGCTCACTGGCCAGGTTCTGGCCGAGGCTGAGCACCTGTCCGAACACGTCCCTGGCCAGGTTGAAGATCCCGCTGAGCTGGCCGGCGAGCTGGCCCAGGAGCGAGATGATGCCGCCGATCGCCCGCGCGGCGAAGGTCAGCAGCTGATTGAAGGCGCTGACGCCGGCGTTGAGCAGGGTGGTGAAGGCGGTGGCTGCCGCCCTGGCCAGGGTGGCGAGCGCGCCGCCGATCGCCGTGAAGGCCGACGACGCGGCCGACAGGATGCCGCTGAACGCGGTCCGGGCGGCGCCGAGGATGGTGGTGAACACCGCGCTCGCTGCGGAAGCCAGAGCCCGCAGGGCACCCTCCATCGCCGAGGTCAGGGCCGAGAACGCCGTGCGGATCGCGTCGAACGCGGCCGTGGCCGCCGAACGCATGGCCGAGAAGATGGTGCTGAGCGCGCTGCCCAGGGCCGAGAACGCGGACTGCATGGCACTCACCGCGGCCGAGGCCACCGTGCGCACGGCCTCGAACGCCGAGGTTGCCACCGAGCGGATGCCGTCCATCACGTCGCCGAACTCGCCGCCGAAGGCGACGAAGGCCAGGCCGATGGCAGCGGCGGCCGCGGCGCCGGCCAGCACGACCGGGTTGGAGAACAGTGCGGCGAAGCTGGCCGCCCCGCCCGAGAACAGGCCCGAGAGCGTGCCCCCCGCGCCGAACAGGCCGCTGAACATGCCGCTGAGGCTGGACACCATGCCCGTGCCGCCGGCCGTGCCCGAGGTGAAGAATCCGCCCAGGAGACTGTTGGCCGTGGTCATCAGCCCCGAGAGCGACCCGCCGCCGCCGAACAGCCCGCTCAGGGTGCTGAACATGCTCGAGACCATGCTGGTCGTGCCGCCGGAGCCGGCCCCGAAGAACGTGTTGAACAGGCTGACCGCCGTGTCGAGCAGGCCGCCCATGGACCCGCCCTCGCCGAACAGGCCGCTCAGCGAGCCGAACATGTCCGTCACCATGCTCGCGGTGCCGCCCGAGCCCGAGCCGAAGAACGTGTCGAACAGGCCCATGGCGGTATCGACCAGGCCGCCCAGCGACCCACCCTCACCGAACAGCCCCGAGATCGACCCGAACATGTCGGAGATCATGGTGGTCATCCCACCGGATCCCTCGCCGAAGAAGCCGTCGAACAGCCCCATGGCCGTGTCGAGCGCGCCGCTGAGGAAGCCGTCCTCGCCGAACAGGCCGCCCAGGGAATCGCCCAGCCCGGCCAGCCAGCTCCCCCATCCGCCCTCGGTACCGTCGAAGAAGCCGCTGAACAGCGAGATCGCCCCGTCGAGCATGGACGATAGCGTGCCGCCTTCCGCGAACAGCCCGGCGAAGGAGGTGCCGAGGCCGCCCAGCCACTCGGTCCAGGTGCCGGCCGAGGCCACCGTCATGTCGGTGATCGCCGTGCCGACGCTGGCCGTCTCGGTCTTGGCGCCGGCGGTGAAGCCGAGGAAGTCGCGCAGCGCACCGCTGGCGAAGGCGATGACGGTCTCGGCCGCCTCGTCGGCGAACACGCGCTGCATGTCGGCCAGGAAGGCGTCGAGGTCGAGCTCGCCGGTCACGAAGAACTCGCTCAGTGCCGACTGAGCCGAGGAGGAGAACCCTTCGACGATGTCCTGTGCTGCGATGCCCCAGCCGCCCCACTGCTCGATGTTGTCGACCAGGGCCGCGTTGACGCCGGCCAGGACGTCGTTCTGGGCCGCGATCTCGGTATTGAGGGCGGCGACCTCGTCCTGGACCTTCTGCAGCTCCTCCGGGGCGACGATCCCCTGCTCGCGATACCTCTCGATGATCGCCTCGAGCAGGGCGACCTGCTCCTCCATCAGCAGGCCCGAGCTGTCGAGAACCGCGTTGACCTCGGTCTCCATGACGTCGGCCATGGCCGCGGCCTGCTCGCGCATGGCCTCGAGCGCGTCGCGGGCCCGCTCGGTCGGGCTGACCACCCGCTCGTCCATGCCGTCGTAGACGGTCATCAGGTCCTCGACCGCCGCCTGCTGCTCCTGCAGCGTCAGGCTGGTGTCGGAGAGGATGGCGGTGAGCTCGTCGTTGAAGGTCGCGTCGATGACGGCGCGCACGGCCTCGAGCGCGTCGCGGCCGTCCGTGCCCAGCGTCTCCAGCTCACCAGTGAGCTGGGCGAACAGCGCCGCCTTCTCCTCGATGCCCCAATCGGCGTCGCGGATGTTGGCCGCGATGCTGGCGCTGGTGCTCTCGACCTGCGCCTGCGCTTCCTCGAACGGCGTGACGATCGCGTCCCGGGCGGCCTCGGTGTGCGGCAGGATCAGCCCGGGCAGCGTGCCGATCTGGCCGGCGATGCTGTCCACCATGTCGGGGACGAGCGACTGGAAGGTGAGGAAATTGCCGGCGGCGATGAACGGCGCCTGGATCGCGTCGATGATGCTGCTGCCGGCCGAGGCGATCCGCGACGGCAGGCCCGTGAACCAGGTGACGATGTCGTCGCCCATGCTCTCGACGTAGGCGACCGCACTCTCGGCCGTGGTGCTGAACCACTCCCCGATGGTGGCCGCGAACTCCGAGCCGAAGGTCGCCGCGTCGTCGACCAGCTCCATCAGCGAGCCGAGGATGTCCCAGCTCTCGATCTCGGCGTAGAGCGACTCGCCGGTGGCCTGCAGCCACTCCGAGACCGTGGCCGCCAGCTCGGACCCCCACTCGGCCACATAGTCGAGCAGCTCGTCGAGCGCGCCCGAGATGTCCCAGCTGGTGACCTCGTTGTAGAGCGCCTCGCCGGACGCCTGGAGCCACTCGCCGATCGTCGCCGCGAGGTCCGCACCCCACTGGGCGACATAGTCCAGGAGCTCGCCCAGAGCACCGCTGATGTCCCAGCTCGACACCTCGGCGTAGAGGTACTCGCCGGCGGCCATCAGCCATTCGCCGATGGTGGCGGCGAAGTCGGCACCCCACTGGCCGACATAGTCGAGCAGGGTGCCGAGTGCCCCGCTGATGTCCCAGGACGAGACCTCGACGTAGAGCGCCTCGCCGGCTGCCATCACCCAGGCACCGATCTCGGCGGCGAAGTCGGCACCCCACTGCGCCACGGCCGGGATCAGCGTGGCCAGGGCAGCGGCCGCGTCCGACATGGCCTGCGCCACGATCGGCCCCAGGCCGGAGAACGTGCCGTCCCAGGTCGAGAACAGGTCGGCGAGGTAGGCGATCACCGGCCCCACTGCCGCGCCGACCTGATCGCGGAACAGGATGAGACCGGCCGCGAGTGCGGCCACGGCCACGACGGCAGCGCCGACTCCGGTCATCAGCGTCGCCAGCACGGTAGCGATGCCGGCCAGGGCCAGCACCACCGGGCCCGCCGCGACCGCGACGGCGGCGATCACCGTGGCCGTCTGCAGGAAGGCCGGGTTCAGCTGGGCGAGATCGTTGACCAGTTCGGTGAAGGCCTGGACCAGGTCCGTCGCCCACTGGATCAGGCCGGCGTTGGCGATCGCGATGCGCAGGCCGTCGAGCGAGCCCGACAGCTGCTCCATCGCACCGTTGTAGCCCTCCATCTGGGCCGCGGCCTGGGCCTGAGCGGTGCCCGTCTGGCTGACCTCATCGCGCAGGCCGACATAGCCGGCCTGGCCCTCGGTGATGATCGCGTTCAGCGCGCCGAACGCCTCGCGCGAGAAGATGGCCTGGGCATAGCTCTGCTGCTGCTCCAGCGTCAGGCCGCCCATGGCCGTCGCCAGCAGGTTGACCACCTCGGGCATCGGCCGGAGGTTGCCCTGCGCGTCGTAGAACGCCGAGCCGCTGCGCTCGGTCCACAGGCCCAGCTCCTCCATCGCGGTCTTGGCGCGCTCGGTGGAAGGGTTGAGCCCGGAGAGCACGTAGCCGAAGGCGGTGCCGGCGCTGCCCGCGTCGGGGTAGCGCGAGGCGATCAGCGCCAGCAGCGTCGCCACGTCGTTGAAGGGGACGTTCAGCGAGCCGGCGACCGCACCGGCGCGGCTGAACGCCAGCATCATGTCCTCGAGGCCGAACTTGCTGGCGTTGGCCGCGTTGAGCAGCGCGTCCATGTAGCCCGGCAGGACCTGGGCGTTGCGGCCGAAGTTGAGGAAGGCGTCGGATGCCGCGGTCGCCGCCGACGCCAGAGGCGCGCCGGTGGCCGACGCGAGATTGACCGCCGCCTCGACCACGCCGCCGATCGCCGCCTCGAGCGGCACGCCCTGCTGGGTCAGGGTCAGCAGCGCCTGGGCCGCCTCGTTGGCCGAGAACTTGGTGTCCGCGCCGAGCCGCATGGCGGTCTCGCGGATCCGCTCCATCTGGTCGGCCGTGGGCTGCACGACCGACTGGATCTGGCGCATCGACGAATCGAAGTCGCCGGCCGCCTGCAGGGCCGAGGCGCCGAACAGTGCGATCGGTGCGGTGGCGACGCCGATGGTGGCGCCGACCCGGGTCAGGCTGGCGCTGGCGGCATCGAGCCGCGAGGAGATGCTGCTGGCGCTGTCGGCGAGCCCGGTAAGGCCCTGCTGGATCCGCGTCAGACCACCGGTAACGGCGTCGAGGCCTACGAGCTGTGTGACGATACTGACGTCAGGCACCCTGGCCTACTCCGCTACCGATGGTTCCGCCGCTGTCGCTCCCGCTCGATTTCCAGACGCCGCTTCTGGTGGTGCAGGTACTCGATGTCCCGCCGGCTCAGGCAGGCAAGGTCGCGAGGTCCCCACCCCCACCACTCGGCGACGTGGAAAAGGGCGTCGAGGTAGGGCGGTCGACCGGACCGGCGTCCTCCATCGCCATGGCACCGGCAAAGATCCGCTGGGCCTCGCCGATGCCGATGGCGTCCATGATCTGCTCGGCCGTGAGATCGGGGGCCGCCTTGCGGATCGCGTGGACCGTCATCGCCGTCATCGGCGCCAGGCTCATCTTGCCGTCGCGCGCGCCCATCGCGATCACGATCGGGTCGATGCCCTGGGCCTTGAGCTTCTCCCAGTCGCCGAGCTTGAACGGCAGCACCGGCGCGCAGTCGACGACGCGGTCGCCGATGCGGACCGTAAGGTTGGGGGTGTCCTGCGAGGGCACAGAGGTCTCCTGGTCAGTAGGAACCGACGGTGGTGGTGAGGTCGAGTTGGAAGGCGCTCTGGAGCGTCTGGCTGTAGCGGCACTGGCCACCTACCTCGACGGTCTGGCGGCCGCGGCCACCCATGCCGGTGGGGAACGCGGTGTAGACCACGCGCGGGAAGTCGAGCCGCAGCGCGTAGCTGGTGCCGGGCGGCATGATGTGGATCTGGACAGTCGTCTCGGACTGCTGGCGGAAGTTCTCGAGGTAGGTGATGTCCTCGAAGCCGACGTTGAAGCTGAGCCGGTTCGACGGCGTGCCCTGGCGGCGGATCTTCCAGATGCTGTCGCGGCCGGCGAGCGTGGGGATGCCCTCGAGCCCGTTCTCCCACATGAACGTCATGCTCTCGAGATCGGCGACGCCGGCCGAGCCGATCGTGATGGAGCACGTATCGAAGTCGAACACGCCCACGGTGGAGAACGAGGCCACCGTTGGCGCCTTGTTGGTGTAGGAGACCGCGATCAGGTTGCACTTCACCTGGAGCACGCCGTTGGGCGAGATCGACATCTCCATCGAGTTGAAGTTGACGCCGGCGTAGGCCTGCGCGCTGCCGACGTCGCGGAAGATCTCGAAGGTGTAGGGCTGGGCGGCGAAGCGGTTGTCCCAGACGCTCTGCGTCGGCGACTTCCAGGTGTGCTTGTAGAAGCCCGCCGGTGCGCCGGCCGTGGCGACCGAGGCCGAGCCGAACATGCCCTTGAGCCAGTGGCCGTGCACGATCGGGTGGAACGGGGCCACCACGTCGCCGGCGATGCGCTGCACGCCCGCGCGGTCGTCCGGCTCGGCCAACCTGCCGATGATGTTGAACAGGTCGTAGCGATCGAAGTTGGCGCTGAGCGTCTCGCTCAGGGCCTGACAGTAGGCCGCGGGCACCACGGCCACGCCGCCGGAAGTCTCGGGACCGTAGCCGACATAGCCAAGAACGCCGAAACCACCAGCCATCGCCCTACCTCACGCGCTCGCGGGCATCGCCCGCACCTGTACCGCCACCAGCGTCTCGATCGCTGCGGCGAACCCGGTGCCCTTGGCACTCGAGCCGGAGATCACGGCCCCGGCCTCCAGCTCCAAGCTGCGCTGCAGACGCCCGCCCAGGGATCGGTCCGCGAGTAGCGCGTCCTCGACCCGGGCGATCATCGCGTCGCGCAGGCGCACCGCTTCCGCCAGCGTGTCGGTACTATAGTGGAAAACCCACACTGAGAAAATGCACCTATGCCATGCTGTTTTTCCTGCCGCGATCTGCTGGAGCGCCGCCGGGCTTTCCCGCTCGACCATCGAGATCAGGACGGCCGGCAGGTCCTCGGGCGAGGGCATGTCGGGCTGTTCCAAGTAGACGCGCAGGTTAGCAAGGTCGGGATGCGAGCGGATGGTCTCGCTGATCCCCTCGCGGATCGCCCAGTAGTCGATCGACGGGCTCGGCATCGCTTCCTACCTTCCGGCCGCGGTCAGCTGCGTGACGATGGCATTGACCACGTCCAGGGCCAGCTTGCGGGCGTGGGTGACGCTGGGCAGCAGCGGGCGGGCCGGCAGGACCCAGCGGCCGCGCCGCGCGCCGAAGTGGTGGTAGAGCGCGTACTGCGCGTTCGTGCCGACCGAGACCGAAGCCGCGGCCTCGTTGACCTCGGCCTCCTTCAGCACCTCGGCGTTGACGCTCTGCTGCAGGAGAGTCTGGTACGGGCTCGAGAAGTGCGACGGCGAGCGCCGCAGCGGCCGGCGCTTGATCGTCACCGGCGCCATGCGCTGCCACGGCTGGCCGCCCGCGACGTTGCCCGCCTCCTGGATGTTGAGGCCGATCCAGCGCAGCTGGCTCTGGCCGATCGTCTCCAGGATGTCGCGCACCTGCAGGATCGCCTGGACGCGGCCCATCTTGGCGATCGCCTGGCTGGCGTCGATGCTGATGCCGACCTGGGTGTTGTGGGCGGGCATGTCAGCGTGGCCCTACCAGCGCCACCATGATCTGCTCGCCGTCGGTCGTGCTGGCTCGGCCGCCTGCTGGGCCTGGATCTCAGCCTGGGCCCGCTCGAGCATCGTGCGCAGGTTGCCCGCCACCTCGGCCAGCTCCTTGGCCTCGGCCGCGTGCGCCGCCAGCCGGTTCTGGAACAGCTCGAGCAGCTCCTGCACCTGCTCGATGTCAGGTCCCGCCACGGATCAGGCGTTCCACGCCCGGTTGATGAGGCTGGGTACCAGGGGCTCGCCGCCGCCGATGCACACCTGCCCCGAGCTGGACCTGGGGAGCGGCTCGTTGTGCTTGGGCATGTTGTAGATCGGGTAGAGGTGCGGCCGCAGCTTCTGCAGGTCGCTTTCCAGCAGCGCGCACTTGGCCTTGTCGGCCCCGAGCTTGTGCCCGACGCGCACCTGCAGCGTGGCACCGTCATCGCGCTTCTGGCCCTGGCCGTCGCAGGCCACCGCCCCGCGCCCCCTCAGATTGTCGAACAGCCGCTTGCCGGACGGCGAGAGGCCCAGCTTCTCGCGCAGGTGCTCGTCCTGGCGACGGATGGCGATGATCGCCCCATAGGGGATGTCGCCCAGGTTGTCGCCCGCCGGCATGGGCCGGTCGGTATTCCAGGCCCGCCCGCACATGCGCTTGGACAGAACGTGGAGCGAGGCGGGGGCACCCACGCGGCTGTGCCGGGTGGCCGTGATGTTGAGGATGCAGTCGAACGGCGTCTCGCCGGTGGGGTCGAAGTCCTGCAGGAACCCACCCGGATGGCACCAGTTGATCGCCCCTGGCCCGAAGGTGCCCGGGGTGTCGAACCGCTCGGCCACGTCCATGCCCGAGAGCTTGTAGCTCCAGACGTTGCGCGCCGAGGCCTGGGGGTTGCCGAAGGGGCAGTTGTAGCTGAACTGCGCGAAGACGTAGGCGATGGCATTGAGCGGGTCGCGAGGATCGCCGACCAGCAGCACCAGCTCGCTGTCGCCGTCGCCCTCCGGCGGATACTCGAACTCCGCACTCGGCAGCGGCATGGGCACGGTGATGGGCAGCCGGTCGCCGAGGCCGCCCCGGCCGTGGTGGTCCACCCGGCGCATGGGCGCGCCCGGCGGCACGACGAGCAGGTACTTTCTATTGATCCGCTCGTCGCTCAGCCCGATCCACTTCACCACCTCAAGCCGGCCACGGCTGCCGGGCTTGCCGTCGTCATAGGCCGGGTTCGCCACCAGCGGGTTCAAGGTCCCGGGCGGCACGCCATACTCGGCCCGGTCGCCGATCATCCAGTTGCACATCGCGTCCCGCTCGAACGGGTAGCGCAGCAGGCTGGCCAACGTAACCGCCGGCTTCGGATCAGGATCAGGGTCAGGGTCAGGGTCGGGATCGGGATCGGGGTCCGCGCCGAGCAGATCGACGATCTCGCCGGCCATGCCTTCGAGGTCGCCGGTCTTGGCGGTCAGCTCGTCCATGCGCTCGCCCTGGGTGGCCAGCATCGCCGCGATGTCGGCTTCCTGATTCGCGATCATGTCGGCGGTATGCGCGGACTGCGCGGCCAGCGTGTCCTCCAGCCTCTTTCTCTGCGCGGCCTGGAGTTCCTCGAGCCGCGTCTGCTGCGCCGCCTTGGTGTCCTGGACGCGCGCGCCGAGTTGGGCGGCGTTGCGCTTGAGGGCCAGTGCCTTGCGGCGGGCGGCGGCGGGGTTACGGGGCTCGGGCATGGCTGTCTCCTAGCCGGAGGTCGTGGACATCACGCTTCGGGTGCGCTGGACCAGCATGAAGGCCGGCGTGAGCGCGGTGGTGCGCAGCAGCGCGCGGCGCAGCGCGCGCTCAGCGGCGATAGCTGTCGGGCCCATAGACATCCTCGAAGGGCTGGCCGATGAAGGTCGGCGTGTTGACGGCCGAGACGTTGCTCAGGACCTCGCCCGGGCCGTAGTCGCCCAGGATCGTGCCGGAGCCCGTCGGCAGGTAGAGGCTGCCGCAGGCGAGCTGGTCGAGCAGCTCGGCGCTGTGCTTCCAGCGCGCCGTCATGATCTCGTGGACGTCCTCGTCGCCGGTCTTGATGAGCCTGGTGCTCACCAGGCGCAGGGCCGCGAGGTCGCCGCAGATGGCCTCGATCAGCGGCGGCACCGGCGAGAACGGCACGGTGTAGCGCGACGCCAGCCGGCCATCGATGATCGCCTGCTCGGTGCCGATCAGGTCCGCGATCTGCGCGCTGGTCACCGCGGTCGAGCTGCCGATCGGCGGGTAGCGCCCGACCACCTGCTCCATCGTGCAGTAGGACGCCGGCAGGGTCATTCGCGCACGAACTCCACCCGCTCGATCTCGTTCAGCGGGATCAGCGCGCGCTCAACCGGATCCTCGACGCCCGCCGGGGGCGTGCACCGGATCGAGAGGCACCCCGAATCGATCTCCCAGCCCGCGACGTGGAAGTAGGTGCGCTGCTGCGGGGCAGTCGTGGAGTTGTTCGGGTTGAAGCGGACGACGGCCTTCATGGGCTCACCAGTGCTCGTGGTTGACGGGGGCGACCGCTGCCTTGAGGCGCGCGCGCACGCGGCGCTCGACATGGTCGATCGAGGCGTAGAACTGAGCCTGTGGGCTGGCACCGCCGATGCCCTCGCGCATGATCGCGATCACCACGTCGGCGGCGATCTGCGAGCCGAGGCAGCGGCAGGCGTCGTGGTAGAAGTCGACCGCCTGGGTGGCCATCATGCCGTCGTCGTCGGCGAAGAACTGGTCCCAGGTCCGGATCACGTCCTGGCACAGCTGCATGGCCGGACCGATGCCGGCGGCACAGCCATGCTCGCCCGGGTGGCGGCCGGCCTGGACGCAGATCTCCTTGGCCCGGATCATGCTGTCGCGCATGACGATCATCCGAGAGAGCTTGCGCTTGGGGTAGGCCGCGAGGTCCCGCGCCAGCATCGGCAGGTTGCGGGCGTACCGCTCGCCGCGGCGGCTGTTGTCGACGTAGCCGACATGGGCCAGGGCCACGTCGGGCAGGAGCGTGGCGCAGCCCGTGCCCTCGTTGATCCCGATCTCGGCGTGCTCGTGCAACATGCCCCAGAACCGCATGGGCTTGCCGCTCTTGCGCTCCGGGCGCCGGCGGAACAGCCGGCCGGGGATGTCGGGCGGCCAGGCCGCGTCGACCGCGAAGTGGCACTGGCGGATCGCGAAGGTGTGCACCGGGCTCTCGCGCAGGTAGCGCCAGAGCAGGGCCGGCGAGATCAGCTTCTCGTCGGCGTCGATCATGAGGATCCAGTCGCCGCGGCACCGCTCGAGTGCCGCGTTGCGCGGCGTCTCGAAACCGACCTCGAGCGGGCTGGCGTGCTCGAACAGCACCGCCCCGTACTGCAGCGCGATCCGGCGCGCCTCCTCACCCATGCCGCAGTCGGCGATGACGATCTCGTCGACGATCGGTGCGATCGACCGCAGGCACCAGTGCAGGTTGTCGGCGGCATCCCGGCCGCCGACCATCATGCACGCCGAGAGGGTCTGCCGGGGCCGCTGCTGGGTCAGCTTGCGGTCCCAGTCCAGCTCGCCGAGCGGCGCCCCGTCGGCGAAGTAGGTGCAGTAGGTGTTGCCCAGCGGCAGGCCGGTGACCGGGCACCACTGGTCGGCGACCTGATCGAGGATGAAGCCCGGCTTCTTCCTCAGCAGGTCCTCGAAGTCGGGAACCTCGAACTCACGGATGTGCTGGCGCGGGTGGGTCTTGGGCTGCTGCGTCTCCCAGGGCCCGAACGGCGTCGAGATCAGGATCAGCGCGCCCTTGGCCGCCACCGCCTCGAGCCCCTGGATCACGCCCGTCGGGTCGAAGACGTGCTCGAGCACCTCGGCCATGACGATCACGTCGAAGTGGCCGCCGACCAGCTTGGCCGGCAGGAGCTGCCCCTCGTGGCCCCGGTAGAAGGCGATCCGGCTCGGCTCGTCGCAGAACTTGTCGGCCAGCCCGCGCGCGCGGGCGATCTCATCCGAGCTCGCGTCGATGCCGACCACGGTCGAGCCGGGGAAAGAGTTGGCGAGGACGATGGCGCACTCGCCCTGCGAGCACCCCCAGTCCAGGATCCGCAGCGGCTTGCCGGCCTTCGCCAGCGGCGACCGCTCCGCGATCATGTCGCGCATGCGGGCATAGCGGCTGAAGGGCGCTTCCTTGAACCGCGACGGTGGGGCCTGCAGCAAGCCCTCGGTGATGTGGCCGTTGTTCGGCCCGACCTTGGTGTCGTACAGCTCGGCCAGCGCCTCGCGCGACAGCGCATGGGCATACCGGGCCCGCAGCTCCTCGGCGAACCGGTCCATGCGCGGGTCGGGGCCTTCCGCGAACCGCCAGTGATCGCGGTCGCGCTCGTACTGGGCCACGACCCGGAACGCGGCCTGGATGTCCTGGCGCTGGTAGAAGTGGCGTGCGAGCGCGAACGGGTCCGAGCAGGCCCGCCTGACGATGGCCTCGACCTCGGCCTCGACCTGCTGTGCCACACCGCCCCAGCTGAGCTCCGCGGCACGGTGGCGCCCCATGACGGACAGGTGCCGGGCATAGTCCCGGTCCTCGAGCACGCGCAGCGTGGCCGTGACCAGGTCCTCGACCACCTGCGGAGCGCCGGCGTGCGGGGCACCGGCCGTCGGCACCAGGATCCCGGCGTCGCCCACCGTCTCGGGCAGAGCACCGCGGTCGGTGGAGATCCAGGGCAGGCCGCACGCCATCGCCTCCATGGCGGTGATGCAGCTCGTCTCGTTGAAGCCGGGGTCGATGGGGGCCGGCGTCGGATAGACCGCGGCCGAGCCCGAGGCCATCAGCCGGTAGAGCTCGGCCTTGCCGAGCGGCTCGTGCCAGACGACGCGATCGCCGAAGCCGGCCGCGAGCTGGCGCAGGTGGCGGTAGTAGGGCTCGATCGCCGGGTTCGGCATGTCGTAGGCGGCGACGTGGAGCTGCACGCCCGGGCGCGCCTGGAGCAGCCGTGGCAGGATCCCGCCCAGCAGCACCTCCAGCCCGCGCTCGGGGCGGTTGGTGTAGATCAGCCGGTCGGGCACGCGCTTGACGTCGCGGGTGGCCTTCTCGATCACCTCGAGGTCGATGCCGTTGCGGCTGACCAGGAAGTCCTCGGCCGCGAGGTCGGTGCAGAGCTGGAGGTACTGGTCGCGCTGGAACTCGCTGACCGTCATGATGCGGTCGATGCCGTGCACCGTCGCCATCAGCTCCTGGGTACGCCGGGCCTGCATCAGGTCGTGGACCCACAGGATCGAGGCCTTGGCGTGGGTGCGGACCGCGAAGTAGCGCGGGTTGCGCTGGACCAGGAGCAGGTCGCAGGCGAGCGTGCCGGCCATGCTCTGGAAGGCGTCGAGCGGCAGGAGCATCACGCCCCGCCAGTGTTCGGGCTTCTCGACGTTGGCGAAAGCGATGACGCGGTGGCCGCGCTCGACGAGCGCCCGGGCCAGCTGCAGGCCGGCAGTCTCGCTGCCGCCCAGGGAAACCGCGAGGGGATCGGGCATCTGCAAGGCCAAGCCTGGGATGACGAACCTCACGTCGAGTTTCATTTAGGTATCCTGCGAGGTTAGCAACGCTGGTCCTATACTCCCGTTCCTGTCCTGGGAGAAGAGTCCGCCGAAACGACAACGGGCGGCCGAAGCCGCCCGTCGCACCCTCGCAGGGTCTCCTAGACCGCCGGTCAGGCGGTCTTGATGAGGTAGGAGAGCGGCCGGCCGCTGATCTGCTCGCTCTGGTAGTAGCCCGCCTCGAGAACCTCGATCTTGGGCTCGCCGGCCTTGTCGTAGACCGAGCGGAAGACGGCCAGATCGAGGGTGTCGCCCGCACCCGTCTTGTAGGGCAGCTCGGGCGGGTTCCACCTGAACCTGGTGACGAAGTTCGGCGACATGTCGCTCGGCGCCGACGGGTCGATGTAGGCGAACAGGCAGATCCGGCCCCAGATGCCGGAGTTGCTCATGCTCTGGCCTTCCTTGGCCGAGTTGTAGATCGCGTCGGCGGTAATCATCCGCCCGACCTTGAACACGTCGTCGCGCAGGCGCTGATCCGGCAGCTCGCCGCCGCTCGTGTACTTGAACAGCTCGAGCAGGGTGGCGTTGCGGCGGACCTCGTTGATCGACTGCCAGTCGATGATGACCGCGTTGGGCCTCATCCCGGTCAAATTCCAGATCGCCGTGTGGGCGCTGTTGACCTGCCCGAGGATGTCGGTCGATGCGGTCCATGCGCCCGAGACGATCGTCTGCGGCCCGCCGGAGCTGGTCATCAGCTGCGCGACCCGGAACTCCTGGGCGCGCTTGAGCTGGGTGACGACCAGATCCGCGTGGTTCTCGCGGACCCGGATCGCGGTGTCCGCGTTGGCCACGTCCTCGAGCGCGATGTCGGCGCCCAGGGCCCGGTTCGGGCAGAAGTAGGTCGCCGACCCCGTGGTGAAGCTCACGCGGCCGGGCACGGCGCGCGGCGCGCGGAGGTCCTGCGGGATACGCAGCCAGGGGTCCGGATCGAACACGCGGTAGAGACCGGACTGCTTCTCGACCGGGATGGCGGGCGCCACCTGGTCGGCGATGAAGCTGCCGCCCTCCTTGCGGAACGCCATGCTCGCGAAGCGGCTGAGCATGGGGTCGTAGTAAGCCGAACGGCCGACGGGATAGGTGCCAGGCATCTACGTCTCCCTCCTCAGTTCACCGCGCCGACGAGGCGCCAGGGCGTGCCGAGGCGGACCTCCATCACGTCGCCGGGCACCGCCTTTTCCATGGCGCGCCCGAGGACGATGTCTCCCGAAGCCGCGGCCACCACGCCGCCCGAGGCGCCCGTGGTGATGAAGGTCTGCGGGGCCACGCTGTTCTGGCAGTAGACCCGGGCATAGCCCTCGACCGCGACCGAAGCGGCCTCGCCCGAGCGGGGCGAGTTGTAGAGGACGCCGGCCAGACCGTTGGTGGCGGCAGCGCCGGCCGAGCCGACCAGCGCGACGCCACCCGACCCGTTCCAGCTCACGAAGCGGTAGAGGGCCCCCGAGAGGTCCCCGACCGCAGGGGCCGTGACGACCCATGGCTCAGCGACGCTCATCGCTTACCTCCCAGCCGCCGACCAGCGGCGCTTCAGCTCGGCGTTGTTGGGATTGGCCAGGACCTGAGTCCGCGCCTGCTCGTAGGAGAGGCTCGGGTTCTTGACCATCAGCTCGTCGGTCATCTGGGCCAGGGCCAGGCCGGCGTCCTGCGGCTCGCCCATCAGCTCGGCGCGGGCCTCGCCGGCCATGTCGCTGCCGCGGACCTGCTCGGAGAACAGCACGTCGACCCGCTTGTTGATGCGGTCGGCGAGGTCCTCGAGCACCTTGGCCGGATCGGTCGCGGCCGCGGCCTCGTCGGCGTCGCGCTTGAAGGTCACCGCCTTGGGCGCCTCCGCACGGGTGACCATGTCGGCCAGGGCGCGGAAGTGGCCGTGGAAGGCCGGCACCTTGCAGCGCCGGGCCAGCTGGTCGATCCGGTCCTGCCGGCGCAGCTCGGCGGTCTCGGCCGTCTGCCGCTGCAGCTCCTGGTTCTGCTCCTCGAGCCGCTGCAGGCGCAGCGCCATGTCGCCGCCGCCGTTGGCCGCCAGCTTCTCGGCGTCCGCGAGCCTGCGGTTCAGCTCCTCGTTCTGCCGCTGCAGTTCGGCGAGCCGCACCGCAGCGTCTTCGGCCCCGGGCTGAGCCGGGGTGTTGTCAGGGGTCGGCATCCCGGGATCCTTCGGTTCGTCGGGGGTGAGCTGGAGGAACACGCTCTCGGCACCGGCCGAGAACGCGGCCAGGGAAGCGGAGACCGGCTTCAGGCCGGAGACCGCCGGCGGGTGTGCGCCCAGCAGCGCCACCGCCTTGAGCACGACAGGGAGCTTGATCTTGTCGACCTTCAGGTCGAACCAGACCTCGGCCGAGACCGCGTCGTATCGCTTCTCGCGGATCAGCTCGACGAGCTCGTCGGGCACGTCGCGGAAGTCGGCGACCAGCACGTCGCCCTCGAGCCGGAGGTTCTCGACCCAGCCCCAGGCCGGGGCATCCTCGGCCTTGACGTGGCCGACCTTCACCGGCGGGCTGAACCCGGCCAGGGCGAAGGCGTCGACCATCTTGGCCAGGTCGTCCTTGGTGAACTTGTTCCCGTTCCAGGTGCCGACGCGCATGATCTCGACGCTGGAGATCTTGGCCGAGAAGGCACGCTCGGCCGGGGCGTCCTTCTTGATGAACCCCTCCGGGTTGAGCTCCAGCGTCTGGGCTGGCTTGTCGTCGTTCTCGTACCGCTGGGCACCGGAGCGCGAGGCGTAGTCGCCGCACAGCATGTTGGGCCGATAGCCCTCGTCGGCGCCGAAGTCGTTGAGCTTGCAGCCCATGCCGTCGTCGCGCCGGCTGAAGCAGCCGTCGCAGCGGTCGTGGCCAGGGGCGACGCGATAGTCCTTCGGCTTCGGCATCCGACCTCTCTCCGCTGGAGGCGGTAAAGCACCGCCACTCCAATCGGATAGCGATCCTATACCACGGGATCGGGCAATGAGAATAGATGGCTGTTTAGGGACGAAAGTCCGCTGATTAGAAGGCGAGCGCCCTGGTGCTGACCACGATGCCGTCGAGCAGGTCGTAGTAGCCGGCCGGATTGACCAGCCGCAGGACGCCATGGTTGCGGCCGCCCATCAGAGCCGTGATCGAGTTCGTCATGGCGATGTCGAGCAGGCCCAGGCTCTGATTGACCACGGTGATCCCGGAGCTCGGCGCGCTGAGGACGAAGGCCGGGCTCGCGAGTGGCACGTCGCCGCTGTAGTGGAACAGCGCATATTGCAGGCTGGTCCAGCCCGCGAGATCGAAGGCCGTGCCCGACTGGGTGACGACCTCGACGCCCAGGACCAGCGAGTTGCCGGCCTTGATCGGCTCGCCGACGTCGCCGATCGCCTCGGTGCTCACGGCAGGCTGTAGTCGAGATCGTTGACGGTGTAGGTGCCCTGCGCACCGAAGGTCTCGGGAACGATCCGGCTGACCACCACCGCCGCGTCGCCGTCCGAGGTTAGGTTGATCGCCGTGCCACCGCTGGTGGCCGCGACCTTGAAGGTGTCGGTGGTGGCGTCGCGGACGAAGTAGATCGTCCCCTCGGTCAGGCCGCCCGGTGCCGTGCCGTTGAGGAAGACGATCTGGTTCGTGTCCGAGAAGCCGTGCCCCTCGCTGGAGATCACGTCGGTCGAGACGTCGACCTGGATCTCCTTGTAGCCGGTCGAGCCCAGCGGGAACATGCCGCGGAAGGTGCCCGACGTGCTGGCCGAGAACAGCCCGACGAAGCAGATCGTGGAACCCGCCGGGACGTCGAACGTCTCCGATCCGGCCCAGCTCTTGACCGCAGCGGATGCCGCCGACCAGGCGATGGCCTGGCGCGCATAGGCCGGCGAGCCGCCGGAGACCTCGTTGGCACCCGTGGTCGACCATGCCGTGTGCAGCGAGGCGTGCGTCGCCAGGGCGTCGATACCATCGAGCAGCGAGTTCCTGGTCGCGACCGTCATCGTCATGCGCGGACCCTTATCAGTCGTCGGTCGGCATATCTGCCTGTCATGGGTATTCTATCCCGGATCGTCGTGCGGAGGTAGATCACTCTCGCCGGCGGCTGGCCCGGGTCCTCGCCGGCACCGCAGACCACGTTCGGGCGGCTGGAGCCGGCGGCGGCACCGTTGCCCGCGCGCGCGCCCAGGGCGATCACGTTGCCCGCCGTCTGGCCGCTGGCTGATGTGGCTGCGGCCTTGCGGCCGGCCGCCGCCGCGCCGCTCCGCGCCTCGGCTTGCGCCGAGAGCACGATGATCTTGGCCCCGGTCGCGGCCGCACCTGTGACCTGCGCCGCCGAGGCCGAGCCGGTCGCATGCTTGCCGCCGGCGACGGTAGCACTGCTGCTGGCCGAGCCCGCGGACGAGCTCGAGGCACCAGGCTCCAGGACGGTGACGCTGCAGCGGTTCGCGCCAGCCGCCGCGCCCGACACGGCCTTGCGGCCCGAGGCCGAAGCACTCGCGACGGCCGCACCTGCCGCACTGCGCGCAGCGCCCTTGCTGCCGGTGACCGTCGCGCGCGGCGCATGCGCCCCAGCGGCCGAACTGGCGATCGCCTTGCCGCCAGCGGCAGTCGCACTCGCACGCGCGGCGCCCGAGGTCGGTGCCGCCGACGCATGGCCGCCCGAGGCAACCGCGCCATCGGCCGTCGCGGACCCGGCCGCCAGCCCTGCCCCGGCCTTGATGCCAGCCGCCGCCACCGAGGACTCGGCCGAGCCCGCAGCCGTGCTGCTGGCATTCATGCTGCCGGTGACGGCGACGTCCGACCGCTTCGAGCCGACCGCGCGCCGCTCGCCGAACGGCATGATCTCGATCAGTTGGCCGACCGAGCGCACGTTCGCGCTGGTCCAGGCAGCACTCTGCGGGCCGCTGGTCAGCGTGTAGCGGATCTCGACGGTCTGCTGATTGGCGATGAACTCGGCGAGTTCGTCGGTCAGCGGCGAAGCCGACGGTGAGTTGATACCCGTCATGCCGGCGATGCCGAGCACCAGGGACGCGACGTCGGGCAGGCTCGGCAGGCTCGGCGCCGGGTCGCCGGTATTGCTCGGGGCCGACGCCGCCTGCGGGATGTTGGGGCTGCCACCCGGCACCTCGATCGCGGTGACCGAGATCGTGGACGCGTTGGTGCTGGTCAGGGTGATCGTCATCGCCGAGGGCGAGTCCGGCGCCTGCGCCACCCACGTCGTCACGCGGGCGGAGGGCGAAACGCCGCTGACCGCGGTGCCGTTCGCGATCTCCGTCCAGGTCAGCCCCGCGCCGTTGTCGTTCAGCGAGAAAGGATCAGGAGCCGTGCCGGCGCCGATGCGCGCGACGCCGGTGATCTGGATCAGCGCGCCTGCGGTCGGCGTGAAGCTGTCGCTGGTGACCGTGTTGGTGCTGGCGCCCTTGGTCGCTGGCGACGTCAGCGCGACAGGTGCGGAAATCGCCATCGCAGGCTCCCGGCTAGGTGGGCAGCCTTATAGCAGGAAGCGATGCCTACTGTTCAGCCGGGCGGCTTGTTGGCTTTGGTGTCCCGGTAGCTGCCGCCGAACTTGCCGTCGGCGAGGCGCGAGGCCTCGGCCGATTCCTCCGGGGTGATGTAGGCCGGGATCTCATCCGCGATCGTCGCGGGCAGCAGGATCGACCGGCACCGGTAGTGGTTCGGCGGCGTGTAGCGGGCCAGCTCGGGATCGTCGATCCGCCAGCTCTTGCCGTGCAGGTGGCGGCAGATCGGCGTGGTGCGGCTGTCCAGCACGGCCGAGTAGGTCATGCCCTTGACCAGGCCCAGGCCGCCGAGACGGCGTGCCTCCACGAGCCTGCCTTGGTTGTAGGCGTCCGTCGAGACCGTGCGCACGACGGTCAGCAGCCGGTCGGGCATCAGCGCCTTCGGGTCGGCGTCGGCCGCACCGATCCAGGGGGCCAGGGCATCGAGCAGCCGGCTCGCGGTGCCGGTGAAGGCGCGCCCCTCGCGCAGGCCGCCCAGGATCTCGCCGCGGACGAGCTCGGTCAGCGTCTCGCTGAGCCCGGTGACGAAGAAGTCGCCCTTGGCCTCGAGGTAGGCGAGTGCCGCCTTCGGGTCGTAGCTCGGCCGCTCGGCCTCGAGCTGGACCTGCCCGACCTCGCGCTTGGCGTCGCTCCGGCCCTGGCCGTAGACCTTACGCTGTGCGGCCATGATCGCCGTGCGCACCGAGGGTGCGAGCGACACCTTGACCTTCCCGGCCCGCTTGAGCGTCGGCGGAGACTTCGCCCAGGCGTCGATCTGCCGCCGCAGGTCCCGGCGCAGGGCGGCGGCGATCGCCTGCACCGCATCGTCATCGACGCCGCCCAGCCGGTCCAGGATCTTCGCCAGCTCGGCGCGCTTCTCCTGCGGGGTCAGGGTCTCCTCGCGGACGTCGGGCCGCGGGTCCTCCTCGACGGTGAAGTCTTCCTCGGTGATCGGCGGGTCGTTCGGATCGCGCTCGGGCTTCTTGAAGGCCTGGAGCATCCGCTCGCGCGCGAGCGCCCGCATGTCGGCTTCCTCGGCCTCGGGCTTATCTTCCTCCTCGTCCTCCCCCTCATCTTCCGGCGGCGCGCCACCGCCCGGCGGCGTCGGATCCTCGGGGTCCTCGGGGCCCTCCGGCTCCGGGTCCGGTTCGGGCTCGGGCGGAGGGGCCACCATCGGCTCCTCCCCGAACTCGGCATCCGGAGGCAGGCCGACCGCGCGGCGGACCTCGTTCTTGCGCAGGGCCGGGGCGACCTTCTCCAGCGCCGAGATCGGGATCCGCGGGTCGAGGTTGGCGTCGTCCGACAGCTCGTCGATCTGCCGCTTGGGGAAGCCCAGCGAGGAGCGCAGGTGATCCTCGTCCTGCCCGCGGGCGATCACGGCGCCGGCGCCGACCAGGCTGGCCCAGGCGGTCGCCAGCTTGTCGACCTGCTCGTCGGTGAGCGGGTTGAACCTGAAGATCGGGTAGGCGCCGTCGGTGTCGAAGTTGAAGTCGACCATTCGGCGGATGATCTGGGCCTGGACCGTCTCCTCGCTGAGGTCGCGCTGCACGTACTGGCAGTGCAGGATGAACATGTCGAAGCTGACCCGGGCGCGGGCATAGCTGCCCAGGGCGTCGGGCGACAGGCCGATGAAGCCCGGCATCAGCAGGCCGCGCGCCATGCCCTGCTGCATCATCTCGATCGCGGGCTTGAACAGCTGGTCGACATGGCCGGAATGGCTGGGGCTCCAGAACTCGAAGTGGTCCTTCGCTGCCCGAGGGATCGCTGCCACCGTGGCCGACTGGATGTTCTCCAGCACCTCCTGCAGGTCCTGGCGCGCCGCTTTGTCCAGGCTCTCGGGGTTGTATAGCGCGAACAGCGGCGGCACCCCCTGGCGTTCCAAAAACTGGGCCAGCCACTTCCAGCTCTCGCCCTCGAGCTTCCAGGGTCGGTAGGCCGCCTCGAGGTCGCTCTCACCATAGACCTGATCGTGGCTGGCGCCATAGACGTAGATCAGCAGCTTCTTGGGATCGTAGAGTGCTCCGTCCACGTCGTTGCGCACGCGGATGACGTTGTTGAAGGCGTCGGTCTCGAAGGTGAAGTCGTGGGGCCGCTTGGGCTTGATCTTGCGCAGGCCGACCAGCCCGGCGTCCTCGCCGTAGGGGATGATCTCCCAGACCATCTCCGCGATCGAGAACCCGTACTCCATCGCGCGCAGCGCCTTGTGCAGGACCCGGTCGAGCGAGGTCTCCATGGCCGCGAGCCGTCGCTGGACGAACAGCGTCGGCGGCCAGTCTTCGGGCATGTCGGCTGGAGATTGGACCGACCAGCCCGGCGCCAGTATTGTGTCGCGCTTGAAGCTGAGGGCGGCCTTGATTTGGTCCGACCTTCGCATGAGGTCGAACACCTTGAGTCCCTGCTTTCCGACCAACTCGGATGTATTGTAGACGAGGCCGGTCTGGCCGCGAACGAAGCTGTTCCAGCCGACGATGACTTCGCCACCGAGGGCCGGCGCCGCGATCGACGCGGTGTTCAAAGGGCGGCGTCGCGTTGCGGCTCGGGCCATGTCAGATGTCCAGGGTTGCGGCGGTGAGGCGCCCGCCGATGATGATGTTTCCGCTCTCCAGCGTCGAGACCGAAGGCTCGTGCATCGAGAGCGCCGCGGCATCGAACCAGTCCGGGCTCTTGATCCCGCGCTGCTTCAGCTCGTCCTTGCCCTCGATCTCAATCTTGGTCCCGCGCCGGCGGTACTTGACCACGCACAGCTCGGCTTCCAGCTCGGGGTTCGGCTCGAGCAGCAGGCACAGGTTCTGATCGTGGGCGACGCCGCCTGGCTGCCCGGTCAGGTGCAGGTGGAGCTCGTGGCTGGCGCGGAACCGCTCGCGGAGCAGCCAGCACAGCTCGGCCTTGAGGTTGGCGAAGGTCTCGGCCGAGGTTCGCCGGTCCTTCCAGATCCGGGTCGTCGACGCCGATCCGCCCCAGTTCGTGGGATGGATCCTGGGCCGATCCTGATCGCCGGCATTGGTCAGCGAGAAGGTGGCCTTGACCCCCTCGCCCACCCCGACCGAATCGTAGATGAGGCGCTCGATCTGGTCCTTGCGGGCCAGGTCCAGGGCCCACAGCGCCGTGGCCGAGGTGTCGGTGACCTGGAGGCTCGAGCCCTTGGGCATCAGCTCCCCGATCCGGGGCTGGTAGACGGACAGGTCGCGGCCGGCGCCGACGTCGAGGCCAGCGGTGCGGCTGAGGTGCGTCGGGTGCGGCAGCAGGCGCCAGAGTTCCTTGGCCGCCTCGACCCAGGCCCGCTCGATCAGCAGGTTCGGCGTGCTGAGCGAGTAATCTATGTCAACCTCAGCCGCGAAGGCCAGTGCGCCGATGCGCCGCTTCTCGGCGGCGGCCCAGGGCTCGTCCTTCCAGGGATGGTCGCGCCAGTGGACCGTCATCACGCGGGCACCGCCGCCATGCCGTTGGCGGTAGAAGAAGTTGCCCATGCCGTTGGCCGAGGACACCCAGCCGCGGCAGTTGGTGGTGTAGGACAGCGCGCGGTTCAGGGCGTCGGGGTGGTCGACATATGCAGCCTCGTCGACGAAGTAGGCCGCCATCCGGCCGCCGCGTCCGGCCTCGCTGCCCTGCTCGCCGATGATGACGTTGCCGTTCTGGGGGTTGATGATCCGTTTGAACGGGCAGTGCGCCTCGCGGTCGAACCCGGGCGGGCGCAGCCACCAGGGCATGTAGTCCAGCATGAGCCGGATCTTCTCAAAGATCGTCGATGGGTTGCCCAGCTGATCGACGTTGCGCTCTAGGTTGGAGCAGAAGCCGATCGGGAAGTTGGGCACGAACAGGTAGTATTTGAGGGCGATGCCGCAGTTCAGATACGACATGCCCATGTCTCTGCTCTTGTCACAGAGCCAGTCGACCGGCGGCCCCGTCATGCTGTCGCGGATCGCCTGCTCGACGAAGGCCACGTAGCGCCGCTGGATCGGCCACAGCACCATGGGATAGTGCTTCATGTGCCGGGGCTCGAAGGCGAAGGCGAAGTGGTCGAAGAAGAACGCGGTGTCGCGCCGGCAGCGTTCGATCAGGGCGGCGCGCAGCTTCCGGTCGTGCTCGGCCTCGGTGTAGAGCGTGGCCCGGCGGACCAGCTCGGCGCGCAGCGCCGGCGCCCGCTCCTCGCCGGTGCGGCCGACATACCAGTGGATCGGCTCAAGAAGGCCCGAGGGTTCGCTGACGCAGATAGTCACTGAGCTGCTCGTCGGTCATGTTCGCGATCTCGGTCGCGGTGTGGCGATGCTCGATCGGGCCGCCATCCTTGCCCGTGACCTCCACCCGGTTCCTGCCGTAGCCGCGCGATCCGCCCTTGTTGTCGAGGTAGTACCGGATCGCCCAGGGCTCGGCGCGCTTGGCCGCCGCCTTCAGGTGCCCCTCGGTGATGTCCAGATCGCGCTCCTCGATCTCGCCCAGCGCCTTGCGCAGACGCTCGGACCGCTGGATGCGGTAGCTCATCTGCTGCCGGCTGCAGGGCCGGCCGAAGGTCCGCTCCAGCAGCTCGGCGGCGACGGCCTGGATCCCCGCCGCCTTGCTCAGGGCGTCGATGATCTGGGCTTCGGTGTAGTAGGGCCGCTTCGGCATGGGCCGGACCATAGTCCTACCCGCCGCTCGGTTCAACTCCGCTAGCCCCTTGGGTTAGCAACGCGGGCTATGGACCCGCGCGGCGGCCGGCCGTATCATCCGCCTCGGAGCAATCCATTGTTCCCCGCAGTGACTAGGGCCGGCCCCACCAGGGCTGGCCCTTTCTTTTTGGCCTATGCGTAGCGGGCCTATACTGCTAGTATAGCAGGCGTAACCAAGAATCCTTCCGCAGGAGTCCGCAAATGGACGCAGCCGTGATGACCGACGCCGATGCAGTCAAGGTGCTGCTGGCCAAGGTCGACCAGCTCCCCGCCGACAAGCAGGGCTTCGCCCGCGACTTGGTGAAGGGCTACTACCGCTACGGCAACTGGACCGAGAAGCAGGCCCGCTGGGGCCACCGCCTGGCGCACCTGGCCAACGGCGAGACGCCGGTCGAGCTGCCCAAGGTCGAGAACCTCGCCGGCCTCGTCGAGATGTTCGACCGGGCGGCGGCAAAGACCAAGTGGCCGAAGCTCACCTTCGACGAGAGCGCCGCCGGCGTGCCGCTGCAGCTCGGCCGCGCCGGGCCGAACGCCGGGCAGCCGGGCTCGGTGAACTGCACCGACGGCGGCCGCTACGGGTCGAACCGCTGGTACGGGCGGGTCGAGCGTAGCGGGACCTTCGTCCCCTCCAACGACTGCCCGGCTGAGCTGATCGAGTTCCTCAAGCTGCTGGCCGGCGACACCGCCAACGTGGCGGCGATGTACGGGAAGCGCACCGGCTGCTGCTGCGCCTGCAACACGCCGCTGACCGACGCCCGCTCGGTCGAGATCGGCTACGGGCCGGTCTGCGCGAAGAAGTTCGGGTGGCCCTACCCGACCAAGGCCGAGTTCGAGGGCCGCCCCGGGAAGAAGAAGCGGAAGGGAGGTGGTGACGCCCAGCTGTCCCTCGCGGCCTGATGCGGGCCGCGCGACCCCGAAGGATGGAGGCCATCATGTAACCGATCCGGGAACGCGGGCCGCTCACTCGTGCGGACGTAGTGCATCCGGCCCGCGCCTTCCCCCTGCAACCGCCCTACGCGGGCTGTTCCAGGGCGATGGTGCCCACTAGACCAGGAGATTTGCGATGCGATCCATTCTGCTGGCTGCCACGGCAGCCATGGCCGTCATCGGCGTCGCCCAGGCGGCGTCGCCGAACCCCGAGTGCCAGCCCTGGCTCGACATGCGCGCCGCGGTCGGCAACGAGCTCGAGCGCGTGCTGTGGAGTGGCCGGCTCGAGGACGGGTCCGAGATCCTCATCACCGTGCGCCTCGACGAGGCCGGCGGCTACGGCGACACCTTCACGGTCGTCACCAAGCAGGACCGGACCCAGGTCAACGCCGAGGCCTGCATGCTGATGCGCGGCACGACCAACCGGCTGAGCGAGACCTTCGGCGGTCCCCCGGGCCCGCCGCCGGCACCCGCCGTCGCCCCGGCCGTGATCGAGCCGCCCACCTTCACCCTGCCGGGCTGATGCCCTACTTGACCAGCGGCGCTAGACGGATAGGCTAGCGTCGCCACCCTTCCACAAGGAGACCGAAGATGGATGCTGCCGCGCAGCGCGCATGCGAAGCCCGGTTGGGCGAGTTCCAGCGCCATATCCGCGACCTGATCGTCGCGCATCTGGCCAAGCACGCCGACCTCCATATCGACACCGTGCGCTGCACGGTGACCAGGGGACCGGCCTGGGACAAAGACCAGCTGGCGCAGGTCGCGTCCGAGATCTGCGTCGGCTTGGCCGTCGAGGCGGGCCGCGCGATCGCGTCCAACGTCGCCATCGATTCCGTGCCCGCCTGCCTGCAGTCGGCAGTCCGGTCCATGGGTGCCGGCGTCGCCGAGGTCCTGGAGGAGCGCATGGCAACGGAGGCCGGCCATGGCTGAGCAGATGACGGCAAAGAAGGTCCAGCCGCGTCCCGACGGGGATACCTTCGAGCGCACGAAGGCGCTGAGCGCCAAGCTGCACGAATTCATGGTCGACTGGTTCGCGGAGCAGGGGCTCGGCGCCGAGATCCCCGAGCGCGACCGCGCCAAGCTGACCGACGCGCAGATCGCGGCGACCTTCGCCCTGCTGAGTGAGGTCGGCTATCTGTTCGGCACCATGGGGTTCTCGATGGACGTCGTGCGGAAGATAGCCCTGCCGGTGATCGCGCACGCGCACGCCGAAGTGACCCGCCGCGCCGAGGCCTTGGAGGCGTCCGATGGATAGCCCGAACACGCTGGATCCGCTGGTCCGCTCGGTGCCGTTCCGCACGCTCGAGGCCGGCCCGAACCCGCGCCAGCACGACAAGGCCTACCTCAAGACCCTGGCCGCCAGCATCAAGGCGCTGGGCCTCTTGCAGCCGCTCGGCGTCGTGCCGATCGACGGCGGCAAGCGGGGCCAGGTCCGCTACGGCAACGGCCGGCTCGCGGCCCTGAAGCTGCTCAAGACCAAGCCCGAGACGCCGATCCCGATCGTGCTGGTGCGCGACGACGACGAGGCCATGGTCCAGGCCGCGGCCCTGGCCGAGAACCGCGTGCGCGCACCGATGAACCCGCTGGAGGAGTGCGATGCGTTCTGCGCCCTGATCGACCAGGGCAAGAGCGTGGACGAGGTCGCGGCGTGGTTCGCAGTCACCGACCGGTTCGTGCGCCAGCGCCTCCAGCTCCGCCAGCTGGCGCCCGCGTTCCGGTCGCTCGTCGTCGCCGGCGAGATCACGCTCGACCTCGCGGGCTCGCTGGCCATCCTCCCGGCCGAGCGGCAGGCCAAGGTGCTCGCCGACGCGAAGCAGCGCGGCTGGAAGCCGGGCGGCAAGGGCGACTACAGCAGCTTCCCGGACTGGCTGATCCACAACGCGATCCGTGATCGCCAAGTCGAGGCGAAGCACGCTCTGTTCGACGTCGAGGCCGCGGGCATCAGGATCGACCGCGACCTGTTCGACGACAAGGACGAGGGCAAGGTCCTGGCCGAGGACGTGGAGCGGTTCCTGGCGCTCCAGACCGAGGCCGCGAAGGCGAAGGGGCCGGCCGTGGCCGAGAAGAACGGCTGTGCCGCCTGGATATGGGACGACGACATCGAAGATCAGCTGTGGACGCTGGGCTACCGCTACGTCCCCAGGGACAAGGACGGCAACCTGAAGATCGAGCCCGGGCACGAGCTCGTCGCCGTCGGCGATCTTCTGTCGACCGGCGAGCCGCGATGGCTGCTCCAGCAGCGGCCGATCGGCGGCAAGAAGCCCAAGCCTGACGATGATGATGACGAGGATCGCGAGCGCGATCCGCTCCGCGACTACGCCGAGCGCCACGCCGACCGGGACAAGCCCGAGGACCAGGAGAAGGTCGGCCAGTCGCTGGAGAACGCGATCCGCGAGGTCCAGGCGCTGATCGCCGCCGGGCAGCTGCTCGCGGATCCGACGCTGGCGCTGCGGCTGGCGATCGTCCAGGTCATCAAGGCCGGTCGGTACCGGTACGCCGCGCACCTGGGCAGCATCGTGCCTGGGCACCCGAGCGTGGCCGCGGAATCGGTGCGGCAGGCGTTCAAGGTGCTGTCCGACCTGGGCGGGTCGAAGCTGTGCCAGGGCGCTGCGGGCGACGCGAAGGCCTACGGGTCCGAGGCGCGGAACCTGCACTCGGACCTGATCCCCGCCCGGCTGTACGAGGGCGTGATGGCGGCCGACGAGAGCCAGCTGCCGCAACTGCTCGCGGCCGCGATGGTGCTGGCGATGGACCCGTGCGGCAGCCTCGTGCAGGCCGTGCGCAAGCACAGCACCGTGCCCGAGGGCAAGTTCTACTGCCTGGGCGAGTACGAGCTGGGCAAGCTGACCAAGGACCAGCTGCTCGAGCAGGCCAAGGCGGCGGGGCTCGAGGGTGTGGACGCCAAGACCAGAAAGGAGGTCGTCAAGGCGATCATGGCGAAGGGTCTGGCGGCGCGCGACGCCGGTAGCGAGGCGCCGATCCTGCCGATCCTCGCCAAGGCCAGGAACCGCACCGGGGACTGGTGAAGGTGGTTGACCGGCAGTCTAGCACCGCCTATGTCAAGGTTTCTTCGAGGGTACGGCTCACGCCGTTCTCTCTCTTGTGGAAGGAAGGGCCGTTTCCGGCCCTAATTCGGGGCCGGCCTCGCGAGGGGCTGGCCCTTTCTTTTTGCGCCCGACTTGTCCAGCGGCGCTGGTCGGTCGGTGTATCACTTCCCAACCGCGCACGAAGGAGTAGCGCACATGCCGAAGCATCCTGAACCGCAGGCCGAGGCGACCGACGATCCGGTCGTGATCCAGCTCGGCGATCCCGATGCGATCCCGACCACGTTCAAGATCCAGCTCCCCAATGGCGAGGACATCACCCCCACCGTCCTGGCCGAGCTGCAGACGGCGGCGCACCAGATGGCCGGCAGTCGGGGGCAGGAAGGCCGCGCGGCTCTGCGCGAGATCGGAACGCAGTTGAACGACATTGGCGGGCTGCCGCTGATGCAGGCCGCCTGCTACCGGGTGAAGGAGCTGTGCGGGCGCGAGGCGTTCGCGCAAGTCCAGTACGCCTGGGACGGCATCGGGGAATGGCGGCCGTGAGGCGGCGCTGCTGCTCGCCGGTGGTCGACCGGCTGTCGCGGTTGCCGGCCCGGCAGCTCGGCCAGCTCGCCGACCGCACCATCGCCCAGGCACGGACCGTGGAGCGGCGCGACGGCGGCGGGCCGGCCTACCACCCCGACGACATGGCCCGGCTGCGCACCGTGGGACGCGCCATAGTCGCCAAGATACGCGGCGACTGTTGCGATTGACCTGACTACTGGGCGGGCGCTGGCCTTCACTGGCGCCCGCTCATTCTGCACTTGCATAACTCCACTAACCTGCTAGTATAGCAGCACTAACCAATGAACCTTCCGCAGGAGAAACGACATGGCCGACAGAGCCAGCATCTTGAACAAGCTGCGCGCCCTGCGCAGCAAGACCGTCGACAACGGCTGCACCGAGGCCGAGGCGATCGCCGCGGCCGAGAAGGTCGAGGCGCTGCTGCGCGAGTACGCGATCAGCCGCGACGAGCTCGACCAGCGCGACTTCCAGGAAGCCGCCTACCGCGCGGCCGACTTCAAGCGCGACCACCGTATCCGTCACCGCAGCCTGTGGCTGGTGATGCAATCGGTCGCCGAACTCTGCGAGTGCAAGTCCTGGTGGCCGACGAAGGAAGGCGGGCAGCACGGCCTGGTCGCCCGCTTCTTCGGCGAGGAGCAGGACGTCGACATGGCCGTCTACCTGATGGCCGTGATCGAGAAGGCGATCGAGAACGAATGGTTCGTGTTCTCGTTCGGCGACCCGAAGGCCCACCAGACCAGCTTCACCGACGGCTGCGCCTACCGCATCCACGAGCGGCTGCGCGAGTTGCGGCTGCACACCGAGCAGTTCGTTCGCGCCGCCGGCAAGGGCCTCGTCGTCCAGACCAAGGCCATGGTGCGCGCGCGCAAGCTCGAGGAAGCCGGCGTCAAGATCAGGACGGTCCGCGTCGGGATGAACCAGGGCACATCGTTCCAGTCGGGCTACGCGGCCGGCAACAACGTGGCCTTCCACCAGGGCGTGCGCCACGACGGCAAGGCGCGCCCCAACCATTCGGCCGTGCCGCTCCGCCTGGGCCACGGCTGAGGAGATCGACCATGCCTGCTCCTGTCTTTCGGTGGCTCGCCGTCCTGTACGCCCTGTTCGGCGCCGCGATCGCGCTGGTGTGGGCGACCGGGATCGAGCTGCCGCAATGGATGAGTGACGCCGCGACGCTGCTGGCGCCGCTCAACTGGGCCGGGCTGATCTGGCTGGGCTGGATGCTCCGCGACAGCCGCGGCCGCTGAGTTTCGACCGGGGCGGGCATCGGGCCCGCCCCACCTTCCGCAGGAGAGAAACGATGCAACTGTACCCCGCGACGGACACCGTCGCCCAGGAGCACGTCGAGCGGCTGCGCGCCGCCGCGATGCACGACCAGGCCTGGGACATCGAGCAGCTCGCCATCCTGGCGCGCGATCTCCTGGTCGCCTGCCGCGCCGCGCACCTGCAGGCCCGCCAGAGCTGCGCCGATGCGGTCGACATTGTGACCCAGGTCCTGGCCAAGCACGAGCTGCTGCCGGCCGAGCAGGAGGGCTGAGCATGTCCGCGTTCTACTGTGGCTACCCGCATCTGGCCGAGCTGGCGAAGGCGCTGGTCGAGGTCGCGCGCCGCAACGAGCCGCTCGAGGATCTGGCCGCGACGCTGCACAAGGAGAACGTGCGCTCGCTGTGCGCCCGGTACGAGGACGACACGCCGGAAATGTACGACGGCGAGTACGCCCGGCTGCTGTTCGAGCTGACCGGCCCGCGCGTCGTCACCGACCCGGTCGTGCTCCAGAAGATGGTGCACTGCTACCGCTATCAGGCGTGCGAGCACCCGGAGTGGAAGGAGAGCGATGCGTTCCGGCTGATGGCCGTGCTCGAGGAGGCGCTGCAGCCGCTCCTGCCCGAGCTGGTCCCGTCCCGCCACGGGCCGAAGTTCAAGCCCGAGCCCAAGGGCTACGACAAGGCCAACGGCTGGCCCTACGAGCCGGGGTATGTGGCCCAGCCGACGGTGTTCGCCCCCGCTCCCGACCTGCCGCTGTTCCGGAGCGTGCCATGAAGCCGGGGCACACGCCGGGCGACTGGAAGCTGGAGCTCAGCCGGTGGCCGACTGGCAAGCTCGCCTGGAGGCCGTTCATCTACGCGGTGGGCGCGCCCGAGGGCAGCCGGCACATCGCCGAGCTGTGCGAGGAGAACCCGAACCTCGACGCCAACGGCCGGCTGATCGCGGCCGCACCGAAGATGCGGGCCTCGCTCCAGGCTCTGCTGGGCGACGACCTGCGCCCCGAGAACCTGGGCGAGCGTCTCGACGCCGCCCGTGCCCTCCTGGCCGAGATCGACGGAGAGGGGCTGTGAGGCGCCGGTACCGCCGCGACGGGGCGCCCTACCGCTCGGCCGAGCCGAAGATGATCGCGGCCAAGTTCCCGTCGGAGTGCCACGACTGCGGGAAGCCGTACCAGCTCGGCGACCGGGTGCTCTGGCAGCCCGGCACCACCTGGGCCTTCGGCCAGGCCTGCGGCTGCGCGAAGCGACGGCTGGAGACGATCGAGGCCGCGCGGCTCGAGCAGATCGGTGCGGAAATGGACGAGCTCGCGAACGAGACGATGCACGCGATGTAGCGGGCTCCGGCGGGTCGACGCTTGCCCGGACGTCGACCCGCGTCCTTCCAGTATCACAGGGCTAACCCGGCGGTCGAGAACCGCCAATCGCAGGAGAGTGAGACGATGCTACCCGTGACACCGATGCGGTGGTCGAAGCCGTTCCCGAGGGAAGGCCGGTACGTGGTGATCGTGGGCGATCGCCCGGGCGGCGACGCGCTGATCCTGCGCGGGGCCACCGACCACCTGGACGTGGCCGCGGCCGACTTCGGCGACCAGTCCGCCGCCACCGGCCGCTCGACGCAGGAATGCGTCCAGCTGATCGACACGCAAGCCGTCAACGGCCCGGCCGTCCTCGGCTGCCTCGTGATGGGAGGCCGCTGATGCCCCTTCCTCCCCTCCCCATCTGCCACACGCCCTGGGGCTTCGCGGACAGCTGCCAGCCCTACGGCGACGGGGTCATGTTCGTCGGCACGCCGAGCCACGGCGGGTTCTACGTCGACGAGGAGCGGCTGAAGCAGATGCCCGAGGTCCTGGCCCTTATGGGCGAGCCCGGCCCCAGCTGCGGCCGCTGGTTCGAGGAGGACTGTGATTGGGCCGCGGTGGCGATCGCCTTCCCCGACCGGTTCGAGGCCGATTACGTCGCCGCCGCCTGGAAGACGCTCGAGCGATGGCGCCCGGCCCAGTTCGTCAGTGCCCAGGCCAGCAGGAGTGCGGCAGCATGATCGTGGACAATCTGAAGGTCGAGGTCGATGGGATGGCGGAGTTCTTCCGCGAGCAGATCGCCGGCGGTGCGCCGACCTTCCCGATGTGGCGGGTGCGCGGCGGCGACGGCAACCTCTACATCGTGGCGACGCCGTTCACCGACCTTCACTCCAAGCGCCTGTCGGTGCTGATGATCCGCCACGTCTGCGCCGCGTTCCGGGCCACCAGCGTCGTGTTCGGCGTCGAGGCCTGGGCCGCCGACGCGACCGATGATCCCGCCGTGGCCGAACTCCAGCCGTCGCAGCGCAGCGACCGGCGCGAGATCATCATGGTGCACGGCAGCTCCTCCAGCGGCGATCAGGCCCACCGCGAGATCCAGTTCGACCGGCAGCCCGAGGGTCCACCGGTGTTCAAGGATCTGCCGGTGAGCCGGGTCGAGAGCTGGATGTTCCGCGATCTGTTCGAGTGGGGCGACCTGAGCCCGGCCAGTGTGGAGCTGGCGCGGCGGGCGGTCCTGAAGCACGGCGAGCGGATGACGCCCGGCCCCAACTAGTTCTCCCTGCGCCGACTTGGCCGGGGCCAATATTCGGCCCCGGCTGCTCTTTTGGCCTTCCGGTAGCGGCGCTATACTGATAGTCTATCCTTTGTAAACCAATAAACCTTCCGCAGGACGACGAAGATGGCTACTGAGCTGCAGGCTGTGAACTTCCCTTTCTATGAGCTCGAGCATGACCCGTTCAAGTACGGGTTCGACGGGTGGCGCGTCGCCATCGTCCTCGACGCCGGCGAGGGCAAGAAAGCCGCCACGCTGTACCTGCCGGGCAGGCTGCAGACCGTGAAGGTCGACCCCAAGCGGCTGGCGACCAAGGCCACGCCCGTGAAGCTGAGCGTCGCCTTCCAGCGTGAGACGATCGCCCGCAAGGCCCGGATCTTCCGCCAGGGCGGCACCAGCTACGACCGCAAGGCGACGGTGTTCGTGCTCAAGGCCCTGGGTGCCGGCGCGCGCACGGTCGCCGAAGTCTCGCAGCCGGCTCCGATCCCGGAGCCCACCGAGTGGAAGCTGACCGTCGACACGGCCCTGTCGATCCGGGCCGAGCAGCGGATGTTCTTCCGCGCCCAGGGGCTGACGTTCGCCCAGGACGCCAAGCCGAAGCGGATGGCCGACGTCAAGGTCACCTTCGACAAGACCGGCGGCCGCGTCGAGCAGATGCAGTTCGGGTTCTGAGTTCCACCGCGGGCCGGCGCGGTGCCGGCCCGCCAATCCGCAGGAGAGAGACGATGACGAAGGCCGAACTGATCGCCCGGTTGGGCGATCTCTCGCCCAGCCAGGTTGCGGAGCTCGACGAGCGGATCGACGAGCTGGTCCACGACGCCAAGTCCAAGGAGGCGTCGGACATCAACAACGACGGGGTCGAGGCGCAGCTGAACTACCTGTTCGGCGCCGACACCGACGAGGTCGGCGAGGACCTCGCCCAGGTGGTCAACCCGCCCGCGCTCCAGGCGGAGGCCTGAGCGATGCCGAAGTGGACGGTAGGCGTGAGCCGGGTGAGCCGGCTTGTCGAGCGGGTCGAGATCGAGGTCGAGGCCCCGACCGCCGAGGCCGCCAGCGAGCAGGCCTGGGCTAAGGTCAACGATAGCGAGGACGACAGCTGGGCCGACTGGCAGCAGCACGACGTCGAGGTCCAGGACTACTCGGTGGGGATCCCGCTGCCGGCGATCCCGGGCGTGTGGTCGCTCCCGGCCGGCCAGGTTCTCGCGGCCGACCCCGAGCTCGCGCTCGCCCAGCTGCGGCGGGCCGGGCTGTGAGCGACGAGGCCGCCCGGCGTAAGGCGGTCGCCGAGCTCGTGCTCGCGGCCGAGCGCAAAGTCCAGGCGATCCTGATCGAGTTGGCCGACAAGATCGGCCGGCACGGGATGACGTTGGACAGCGTTCGGGTCGACGGCCGGCGCTTCTCCAACCTGCGGGTCGAGATCCACGTCTCGCCCGACGACATCCCGTTCTGAGGAGAGAACGATGGCTGATGTCACCCTCGACGGCTGCGCTGAGTGGGACAAGCTCACGCCCTGGCAGCAGAAGGCGATCGGCGCCACGGCGATCGAGATCGTGCTCTGCTGGTGCGGCGTCGACGCCGAGCCGGTCCACCCCGCCACCGAGCGCACCCGCATCTTCGAGGCGGCCGAGACCGCACTGAACGACCGGCTGCAGACGGCGGTGATCGCCGCCGTGCCGCAGGTCGACGCGGACGTCGTGCCGCTGCCCGCGAGCCACCAGACCACCGGAGACGATTGATGGCTGCACTGTTGATCCCGGTCGAGGGCGAGCCTCGGCTGCTGTACGACGCGGACCGGCCGCCGACGCTGGACGAGGCGCAGCTCGCCGTGGGCGGCTGGGTCGAGAAGATCACCTTCCGCCGCGAGACGTGGCTGGTCCAGGAGGAAGGCCGGGTGCGGGGCGCGCCGGAGAACCCGCGGGCGACGCAGATGTATTGGGACCGGGCGCGCCGGAGCAAGCGCGACAAGGTGGTGCCGGTGCCGCCGGGCGGGGCACTGGTCGGGCCGGTTCTTCTCCTGGAGGGCCGCGCGCGCTGGAACTGGTAGTAATCGAGCCTGCATGACTTGGCCGGGGCTGCGGCCCCGGTATTTTCTGCTGGTCAGACTGCGCTAAACTGATAGTATAGTGAGCGTGAACAAGAACACCTTCCACGGAACCAAGACGATGATGAAGCCGACGATTCACCTGAACGGGACGAGCCGCAGCGAGATCGAGCGCCAGCTCGGCGAGGCCGCCGCCAAGGTGCAGGACGCGATCAAGGCGGTGTGCGCCGCCGGCCCGAACGGCCGCGACTACTACCCGCAGGGCGCCGCCGCTCTCGACCAGGCCATGGCCGAGCACCGGTCGCGGGTCGAGCGGCTCGAGAGCGTCTACCGCGAGATCGAAGCCATCTTCCTGGGGCTCGGCTGATGCCGCCGACCAAGACCTCGCGTGTCCTGGCGCATCTGCGGGCGGGGGAGTGGGCGCAAGCCCTCTCCCTGGCCGCGACGTTCCGGATGCTGCCGCTGGAGATCCGCACGGCGATCCAGCGGGCCCATGCGGCGCGGACCAACCCGCGCCTCTACCGCGGCATGGGGCAGGACCCCGATGCCATGATCGCCGCCGGCAAGGCGGCGCTGCTCCAGCAGTACGGAGAGAGGCTGTGAAGACGTTCGCCGAGTTCCAGGCCACGCGCCGCGAGGTGCCGCACCTGGGCGATGTGATCGACGAGCCGTTCGTCAACAAGACGCCCGGGTTCGTCTACCTCGATCGGCTCTACATCGAGAAGCGGGCCAAATGGTGGCCGGAGGAGCTGAAGGCCAGGGGCCAGTTCTACCTGCGGATCGAGAACCAGGAGTACGTCGCCAACGAGCTCGATCTGCTGGAGTGCCGGCTCTACGTGTGGGCGGCCGACGCTGGCTACCTGGGAGAGAAGCGGTGATCGCGATGTCCGATGCGTGGCTGCTGTTCTGGCTGGCCCGCGAGTTCCCGCCCGACGGCGATCTGTACCTCTCGCGGCTCTGGTGGACCGGGTTCACCCGCGACCACCCGGCCCTGGCCCAGGGGAAGTGCCCATGATCCGTCCCCTGCTCGAGCGCCTGCGGCTGGCGCCAGCGCACCCGACCTTCACCGCCCTGGTGAAGGACGCAGCCGACGAGATCGAGAAGCTCGAGCGCGAGAAGGCCGAGCTGGTGGCTGCGCTCGCGCTCGCTGCGGCGGACCTTGAGGTTTACCCCGCGACCCAAGGCCCTGGCCTGGACCGCCGCCTTGCCAAGATCCGCGCCCTGCTGGCCAGGCATGGAGCGCAGCGATGACCGCCCGTCGCCGGCCGCCGGTGCCCGAACCTGAGCCCCTGCCCTACGTGGTCGAGGTCCAGGGCCGCGAGATCCGCCACGCGAACCTGTCGCTGCAGATGTACCTCGACGGGCGCGAGGGTGCTGGCTGCAACTGGCGGCCGCTGCGCTACGACGAGGCCGAGGCCATGGTGGTGCTGGTCGGGCTGGTCCACCCTGCCGGCCTGCGCGAGCAGTACGGGTTCTTCCCGATCGCCCCGGTCGGGAACAGCGCGGCCACATTCCAGCTGAAGGCGGGAGCGTGATGGGCGCAGTCGTTAGCATCGAGGCGATCCCCACGACGTACAGGGGCACCAGCTTTCGCAGCCGGGCCGAAGCGCGATGGGCGGTGTGGTTTGACCTGATCGGCATGCAGTGGGTCTACGAGCCCGAAACTTTCGTTGTTGCATCAGGTGAGGACTACCGCGTTCTATACTGCCCTGACTTCCTTATCAAAGGCCCGTCCCCTTCTACTTCGAGGTCAAGCCAGACGATTTCGTGTCTGCTCCACTTGGTACCTACTACCCCGAACAGTGCAAGTTGGATGCGTTCGTCGACGCATCTGGCCAGGATCTGGTGGTCGCTCTTGGTCCGCCGCGAAGCGGGCACGCCCTGATCGTGTTTGAAGCGGGGGTGGAAGTCGGACAAAGGAGCGGATGGCGCGAGGTACGTTGGCAATTCACGTCTTGCCGCGGATGCGGCGGGCTAACCATAGATCCCGACGAGCCCGGCTTCGTCGATAGCGGCCGTCTTGTAATCATGCTGCACGAGGAATCCCACAAGTGGTGCGGCGAGAAGTTCGGCGGATTGGAGTACGAGCCCGAGTTGCTCGATCGCGCCGCCGGTTGGCGCTTCTGGTGACCTAGAGTTTCCTGCGTGGAAGCGCCGTGGCGATCGTGCCGCGGCCGACTGGCGGCGGGTCGCAAGGCCCGCCGTCCTCTTTTTTCCTATCGGGCCGGCGATGCAGCTCGAGGCCCGATCGAGCGGGACCAGGCCTGACCCAGGTCCCTTACAAGGCTCACCCAGGACTGCCGTTCCAGGCCCCTATACTTACCACGGCCACAGTGTTCCACGCATTCTGTCAATCCACGCCTAACTGAGACTTCCAGCCCATCATTATTCGGAAGACGGCGCGTCGCTTTTCGCTGGACTACCATCACTATACTGCTAGTATAGCGTCATAACAATCTTCCGCAGGACGACGACGATGACCGAGATCCGCACGCTGCCCCTGGGCCAAGTCCACCGCAATGTCGACCAGCCCCGGACCGACTTCCCGAAGGACCATATCGAGGCGCTGGCCGCTTCGATCCGCGAGCGCGGGCTGCTCCAGCCGATCACTGTCCGCCGCCTCGCCGACGACCGGTTCGAGATCGTGGCCGGTGAGTGCCGGTGGCGCGCCCACCAGCTCCTCGGCGCCGCGACGATCGATGCCCGCATCGTCGACATGGACGAGAGCGAGCGGGACCTGAACGCGATCGTCGAGAACCTCCAGCGCCGCGATGTCCACCCGCTCGAGGAAGCCCGCGCCTACCAGCGGATGCTCGACAAGGGCTGGGCGGTCGACGCCCTGGCGAAGTCGGTCGGCACCACCGAGAACCGGGTGCTTGAGCGGATCGGGCTGCTCAAGATGCGGCCCGAGTACCAGTCGCTGTTCCAGACCGGGCAGATCGACCGGAACATGGCCCGCGAGCTCGCGAGCCTGCCCCCGCACGCCCAGGACGCCCTGTTCCAGCTGATCCGCAAGGGCGAGTTCGCCAACTCCAACGGCCGCCAGTGCGATGGCTCCACCCGGCTCCGCGAGGTCGCGAACCAGATGCGCCACGACCTGGCGCAAGGCTCGATGTTCGACCTGCCGCCCGAGCCCACCGAGGAGGAGAAGTCGAAGGCCGCAGCCATCCAGCGGAAGATCGACCAGCTCTGCGGGATGCTGAACCAGGGGTTTGACGACGGCGACATCGCGATCACCCGCAAGGTCGATCCGAACCTCGCCGCCACCTACGCCGACAAGCTGGCCCTGATCGGGCGGCATGTCGCCATGCTGGAGCGGGCCCTCCGCACCAGCGCCACCGTGGCACAGGCGCAGCTCGCGCTGGTGTCCGCAACCGAGAAGGCTGACGTTTGATGGTGATGCCAAGGACGAAGCACGGGCTCTCCGCACTGGGGGTCCTGTCCGCCCTGCAGAAGTTCATCCGCCGCGGCATGGAGCGCGAGGCCATGCAGTGTGCGATCGAGCTGATGCACACGTCGAAGAACTACCACTCCATGGTCTGCAAGCGCCTCGAGGTGATCTGCCACGAGGATATCGGCCTAGCCAACCCGATGGCGATCCCGTTCGTCCACGCCTCGATGGCCCAGGCCCGCGAATGGTACGAGCCGAACCCCGAGAAGCTCGGCAAGTCGCGCATGGCCGTGGGCAACGCGATCCGGCTGATGTGCCGGGGGCCGAAGTCCCGCGAGGGGGATCACTTCGCGGCGGCGCACGGCTGGGCCTCGATCCTCGAGGGGGCCAAGCCCGAGCTGCCCGATTGGATCTTCGACCAGCACACGTCGCAGGGCCGCAAGCAGGGCCGCGGGCTCGACTACTTCCGCGAGGTGTCGACGCAGCTCGTGCCGGACCCCGGGCCGGATCCGTATGAGGACGAGGCCTACCGGCTGTGGGCCCTGAAGAACGCCCGGGGAGCCGGCGGGGAGGGCGAGGCCGAGGAGATCGACGACGAAGGGCCGATGACGAAGCCCAGGCTGTTCTAGGCTGATACGGGGCTCACCAGGGCATGCCGCTCCGGTGAGCCCCCAACCACCACCCTACTTCTGGGCCCTGGGGTTCGACCGGTCGACCTTGATCGACATGGTGTCGATCTTGCCCCTGGTATCGAGGGCCGTGCGTTTGAGGGAAACGTGGGCGCCCCAGGTCTCCTTGAGGAGCCGGGTCGTTGCCACCCACTTGTCGGTCGTGATGAGGCCGACGTTGCCGCCCTGGCCGCCGAAGATCATCCCGCAGTCGAAGTAGAAGCGGCTGTCCATGTAGCCGAACCGGTCCTCGAGCAGGGTCCGGATCGACAGGTCGATCGCGTTCCGGCCTGCGAACCTGGGGTCCATCTTCCGCCGGCGGGCCGGGCCCATGATGCCGAAGACGTTGGACAGGATCGGCTTCACCGTGGCCGGCTTCATGCCGATGTCGAACAGGGTCGAGTTGTTGGTGCGGGAGAAGCAGAACGTCGATGAGCCGACGTCGTGGGCCGCGCGGGCGGCGTTCTCGATGATCTGCAGGATGTCGGCCGGATCGGTGATCCGCCCGCCGCGGCCGCTGCGCCGCCAGCCGGTCATCACGCTGACGTGGTGAAAGTCGTCGTCGACGAACACCAGGATCTCGTTGGCGACGTTGTCCATGATCCAGTTGCAGACCACGGCGAACCCGTCCATCGGCGGATGGAGGAGCAGCTGGTCGGAAGGCACGAACGGGGCGTAGGCGGCCAGCTCCCGCTCGTCGATGCAGACCATGGCCGTGGGCAGCAGCTCGCGAATCCGCGGCATGTTGTGCGGTCGCCGGCGGGAGGGCACGACGATGCCGATGTCCAGCTCCGGGGCGTAGTCGGTCACGGCTTGGCGCCCGCCTCGGGCTCGCCCAGCGCCTCGAGCAGGACCTCGGCGCGGATGCCGCGGCAGGTACCGAGGTTGCCCTTCCTGCGGACCGGCTTGAGGCCCAGGCGATCGCAGAGCGTGTTCCACTCCCGCGTCGTGGTGGCGAGCACGACGAGGTAGTCGTAGTGCTCGTGCGGGGCCAGCTCCATGCCTGGCACGAAGTGCTCGGTCTTTTCCTTGGGTGCGGCCTCGATCTCGTCGACCAGCTTGTCCATGGCCTTGGCCAGGTCGGCGTGCAGCTTCCGCAGGTCGGCATAGTCGCCCATGTCGACCGAGCTGAGCAGGCTGGCCAGGGCCTCGGCGTCGGGGATGGCGAGGTCGCCCAGGGGATCGAAGGTGGTGAGCACCTTGTCGGCCTCCTCGTCGTTGAGGTCGACGATCAGCACCGGGATCTCGGCGTTGGGATCGTTCTCCGCGCGCATGTGGCCGTCGAGGAGCTCCAGCTCGCCGGTGGGCAGCTCGCGGGCCAGCACGGCGCCGACGAAGCCGACGTCGTCGAGGATCGCGCGGAGCACGGACTTCTGCCCTTCGGGGTGGCGGCGCCAGTTCTTGGCGTTGGGCTTGAGGTCGCCGGCGCGGACGCGGCGCAGCTCCTTCACCCGGTCCCGGATTGCCGGCTTGGCCGCCGTCTTCTTCGCTGCCATGGATGAGCTCCGCTAGACTGATGGTTTGCGTGTAGCCCACCCGGCCGCGACGATCCAGGGCGCCGACGAGCCTACCATTACCCGGGCGGCTGCAGACCTTGAGGCCACAGGCAAAACCTATGCTGGCAGCTCGCATAGGTATGCAGGCCCATTACTGGCGGTACGCACTTTTCCATTTGCATCCTCCTGCTAAACTGCTAGTATAGCAGATGTAAGCAAGAACACCTTCCACAAGGTCGACGACGATGCAAGAGCGCCCCACGATCCTCGGTCCCAAGTGGCAGCGGCTCCAGGCCGAGCCGATGATGCCCGGCATCTACAAGGTCCAGGCGGACCGGTTCGCGGGCTTCGTCGGCGAGCTGGTCGAGAGCAACGCGATCTTCGCCAGCCTGCGCTCCGAGGATGGCAGCCGGACGGTGACGGTCGAGCGGTCGACGGTCGCCCTCCTGGTGTCCTTCTGAGCGGGCCGCCGACGATGACGAACGCGACGAAGTTCACCAAGGGCGAGTTGACCCTGGCTGTGGCGCAGATCTGGAGCCCGGCGCTCGCGCTGCGCGTCGTCTCCGGGCTGCCCGAGCAGGTCACCTGGAAGCAGATCAACGATCGGCTGACCGCCCGCGGCTGGTCGGCCAGGCAGATCCTCGACGTGATGTCGAAGCTGCCCCGCAAGGCCGCCTGACATGGACGGCTCCCTGTTCGGCCACCTGCCGGTGGCCCAGCGGCCGCGCGAGCATGGCGGGGCCGGCTGGCTGATCCGGGCCCAGGAGCTCGCCCTGGTCCTGGTCGACGTGAGGCACTGCCCCGACTGCAACGCCTGCGGCACCGACGAGCACCTGCGGACCTGCCGCCGGTGCCAGGGCCGCGGGCTGCTCAAGGTCCCGCCGGCCGAGTGGGTCGAGGCGGGCCGCCGGTTCCGCGCCGAGCGCAAGCGTCGCGGCGAGCGCGACCACGATGTCGCCGCCCGCATGGGCTGCGCCGCCAGCGATGTCCGCGCCATGGAGCGCGGCGAGCTGCCCCTTCCAAGCATGCTGATCTGAGGAGGACGAGGATGAAGCACCGCCTGCGAGAGAACGAGACGCTCTACGTCCGCAGCATGGGCAAGGCCCTGCTGGTGACGCACATCGCCACCACCGACGGCGACGTCAACGCGATCTGCGAGCGCGATCGCGACGTCGGCATCGTCGGCCAGTTCGGCGAGTTCCGGCTGCTGGCCCGGCTCCACGACAAGGGCGTGGCGATCGACGACGGCCGCGGCCGTGGCGGGCCGAGGAGCGGTGCCGTGTCCGCGCTCGCGAGGGCCAGGTCGTGACCCGGATGGCCCGGCTCCAACAGAAGCGCGAGGCGCTCGAGGCCAAGGCCGGCGAGATCGCCGAGACGTGGCGCAACGGCAACCTGAACGACGCGATCATCGAGACCCTCGACAGGTCGCGCGGGCCGAAGCGCGTGCTGCTGGCGGTGCTCGTCCACCGCGAGCTCGGCGCCGACGCGGCCGACGACTTCACCGAGAAGCTGGCGAGCTGGATCCTCGCCGACTGACCCCTTTCCCCCGGCCTGGGCATGGGGCCTGGGCCTGTTCCACAGGAGAGAGACGATGGCTGCCAACCTGAAGCGGGTCGCCCCGCCGCCGCAGCTGACCAAGGTCGCGACGGCGGAGTTCCGTCGGGTGAAGGAGACGAAGGGCACCTTCGTGTTCGCCGAGCTCGACGAGGACGGCGAGGTCGCGACCGAGGGCTACGTGATCGGCCAGCTCTACGTCCGCAAGACGGCGCTGAAGGGCGAAGCGCCCGAGCGCCTGATCGTCACCGTGGAGTCCGTGGCATGAAGCTCGCCGACCTCCAGCGCGTGAAGGAGCTGAGCGAGGAGCTGAGCTACCTGAAGGCCCACCGACAGACGGCGGTCGAGGCCAAGCACTTCAGCTTCGGCGTCCGGTTCGTTCCGGGTCCGCTCAAGACCTGGGACACCGTCGTCACTCCCGCCGAGACGATCGAGTGTGCCCGCGCCCTGGCGCTGAGCATCATCGACGGGCGGATGCTCGCGATCGGGCTCGAGCTGCAGGAGCTCGGCGTGGAGGTCCCCGATGGCCAAGCCTAGCCGCCGCCACTACGACACGGCGGTCCGGGTCAGCGCGCTCCTTCGGGAGCGCCACCCACCCGAGATCGTCGGCGCCTACGGCGCGCTGCCCGACTGGACCGAGGACCAGCTCGAGGCGTGGCGCGACGCCGACGCCTGCCGGCAGGTGATCGAGGCCTGGGAGCGCACGACCAGCTGCCCGTCGACCGCGCAGTACCGCGTGACCCAGGCCGGGGAGCGGTACGCATGATCTACCGTCCCGAGGCTGAGGCAATCGAGAAGGGGTGCCCGATGGGCATGTCATCTCACGTGGGGGCCTACGTCCGCTGCGTTGGCTCCAAGTGCATGGCTTGGCAGTGGGCGCCCGGTCTGCCTCGCACGCGGTTCGATGGGCCGCGCGACATGCTCACCGGCGAGCCGCCGCGCCCCGATGCCGTGCCGGCCAGCTGGACCTGGGAGTTCGACGAGGAGGAAGGCCGGGGCTACTGGCTCGAGCCCGAGGCCGAGGCGCAGAAGCGATGGCGCGGCCGTTGCGGGATGGTGCCCCGGTGACCCGGGGCTTTGCCGCGGTGGCACTCTGGCGGCCGAAGTGCGACGGCAACGTGGGCGGGGCGATTCGCGCCGCCTCGTGCTTCAACGCGCGGCTGGTGGTCGTGGGCTCGCCGCGGCCGACGATGCGGGGCCGGATCGAGCGGACCGATCCGCGCTCCTCGCACCGGCACATGCCTGTGCTGTTCGAGCAGGACGTGCTCAAGCCCGTGCCGCACGAGGCGAAGGTGATCGCGGTCGAGATCCTCGCCGGCGCCCGCCCGCTGCCGGAGTTCGAGCATCCCGAGGTCGGGTACTACCTGTTCGGACCCGAGGACGGGTCGCTGCCGGCCGAGCTGTGCAGCGTCGCCGACATGCGGGTGGCGATCCCGACCGTCGGGTGCCTGAACCTCGCGATGGCGGTCAACGTCGTCCTCTACGACCGGGTCGCGAAGCGGGGGCTGCTGTGACCCGCACGGCGGCCTGGAAGGCGCGGCGCGCGCTCGAGCGGCCGTTCCAGTGCTCGCGCTGCGACGGGCGCTACAAGAGCCAGCTCGACCTCGACCAGCATGTGCAGGCCGTGCACGAGCGCAAGCGGGCGATCCGTCCACCGCTCTGCCCGTACTGTGGCGAGACGTCGGTGCTGCTGCGGTCCAGCGGTGAGCTCTACCGCGGTCGCGACTACGGGCCGGCATGGCTCTGCCGCCCGTGTCAGGCGTGGGTCGGGTGCCACCCTGGCGGCATCGTGCCGCTGGGCCGGCTGGCCGATGCCGAGCTGCGCAAGGCGAAGATGGCGGCCCATGGGGCGTTCGATCCGCTGTGGAAGCGGGTGAAGGAGCGCGGCGGCGACGAGGCGCGGGGCGCCAGGGTGCGGGCCTATGCTTGGCTGGCCGAGCAGATGGGGCTGACACGCGAGGCGTGCCACATCGGCATGTTCGACGTCGACCAGTGCCGGATGGTCGTGGAGATCTGCACCAAGCCTTACGGTCGCAAGTAGAGCCGTCGCTTTTACTTGCGGCTGGTCGCTTTCTGCTGGACTAACTCCACTAAACTGCTAGTATAGCAGAGGTAAGCAAGAACACCTTCCACCGGAGAACCAAGATGAAGAACGTCATGTCCCCGGCCGCCGCCAGATGGTGGTCCAGCGAGGTCGCGCGCGAGGAACGCGCCAACGACAACTGGTCCTCGCCGGCCGAGCGGCAGGAGGCTGCCCGGCAGATGGAGGCGGTCGTCGCCTCCTGGATGTCGCCCGAGCGCCGCAAGGGGTTCGAGTGCATGGCGATGCCCGCGATGGTCGAGGCCCAGCGGATGCGCCGGATGCCGGCGTGGATGCGGCCGAAGGCGGTCTGAGGAGGGACGAACATGGACGACAAGAAGCTGGCCGAGTTGCTGCAGGGCTTCGTCGAGGGCGCGATCCAAGGCTCGCGCGACATGGCCGAGGACGCGGCCGTGCAGCTGAACGAGCAGTTCACCGAGTACGCCGAGGTCGTGAGCTTCGAGGCCGGCGGCTACCTGACCAACGATCCCGGCTTCGTGCTGCGCGTTGGCGACGACGAGTTCCAGGTCACCGTGATCCGTCGCGCCTGACCTGGGGACAGCGGGGCGCCAGGACCCGGCGCCCCGCCACCTTCCACCCACTGGAGAGAGCAGATGGCAAAGCTGGTGTTCAACGCCGACCAGGTGGCGGCCGTGGTCCGCGAGGCGCTCGCGGCGAAGAAGTGGATGTCCTGCTACGGGAAGCCCGGTACAGCCCCGGGCCTGTGGCTGGTCCACGACCAGGGCGTCTACCTGATGTCGAACGCGCTCGACCGCGACCCGAAGACGGCGCCGCTCGCCTATGCCGCGGGCTGCGATCCGAAGGACGAGGACTGGTGGGAGACCTCGCGCGCGCTGGTCGGCGGCGACGACTTCGCCGAGCCGATCGAGATCGACGCCCAGCTGCGCACCGCCGTCGAGCGCGGCCTACGCGGCGCCTTCTCGATCACACTGACCGAGGAGCAGCTCACGGTCGACCTCGAGGCCGTCCTGCCGGCGAAGGCCGCGCACTGATGGTCCAGCTCAGCAACCGGCAACGGGCGGCCGCGCGCGCTGCGCTCGGGCTGCCGAACCCGCAGCGGCGGTCCTATCGCAATCGGTACACGGCGAGCCGCGCAGGTGAAACGCACGAGGTCTGGCGGGGTATGGTCGAGCTCGGGCTGGCAGCCGAGTCCGCGCCGATCGGCGACAAGTTCGCCATGTTCGTGCTCACGCCGGCCGGCGCCAGGGCGGCGCTCGATCCGGACGAGACCCTCGACCCGGAGGACTTCCCCGATGGCTGAGTCCTATCCCTGGCAGGTCGACCGGGAGAAGGCCGAGCGGTTCATCCGGCAGATCGACGTCCTGATGGCCGAGACCGAGCGGACCCTCGCCAAGCGCCTGCTGCAACGGCAGCGCACGTCGCTCCTGGCTAAGCAGCAGAAACGGCGCGAGCTGATCGCCCGGATCCGCAGCGTCTGGCCCGAGCTGGAGGCGTAGCCCATGCCTGCCGCCGCCCGCTTCATGCTTGAGGTGTCCTGGGGCAACCCGACCACGTCGGCCCCGCAGGGCTTCGAGCGCGTGGAGTGGGCGGTGTGCGGCTGGGACCGCGCGGCCGACGAGGCGTGGCTCTGGTCGCAGAAGCCGGACTGGTTCGAGCCCGGCTGCGGCTACGCGATGCGCTGGAGTGCCATCCTGCCGCCGCCGCGCCGGCTGCCGCCCGAGACGAAGGCCCGGATCCGTCGCCGCTCGCTGCGCCGCCGGCTCGAGGCCAAGGTTCCGTTGTTCGCCGACCAGCTCGAGGAGGCGGAGCTGGCCCGGCGCCCTGGGTACTTCCAGGGCGAGTAGCCTCTACCCCTCTATCCTTCCATAAGGGAAAAACCGATGCCCAAGGGCTCCCCCAGGGCCTCACAGGAGGCCTTTGATCTCACCCCTCCTCCCAACCCCCACAGCTCCGACGATCCGATGCGGCTGCCGCGTCTGCTCGGCGCGCTGGCCCACATGGGCATGCCTCGGTCCATGCTCGCGGTCCTTGCCGAGCTCGGCCAGGTCGAGGCCGGCGACGGCGCCGACGAGACGCACTGGCTGCACGGGCCGCTGGTCGTGCACAGCGCCGGCGGCTGGCACCAGGATCTGCCGCAGTGGGCCAGGCAGCAGGCGATCGCCGAGCGGTGGCTGATCGTGAACGGCGAGCTGCCCGGGCATCTGGTCGGGCCGGCCGAGCTGCTCTGCGTCATGTACGCCGCCAGCCTGGAGGCGCCGAGGGGCGAGCGGTTCACCGACCTCTACTGCTGGGCCACCGCGAAGGCGGTCGAGCGGTGGAAGGGCGTCTCGGCCGAGGCGACGCTCAAGGCCGCGGGTGCGCGGGTCAGCGACGCGGACGTGCTCGAGCCCAAGGGCCGGCTGCACCACGACTACCGGATGCTCGCCGGCGAGATCCGCCGCAAGGTGGCGAACGCCCGGCGCGAGGAGCTGAAGGCCGCGAAGCGTGAGGCTGTGCCCGAGCCGAAGGCGAAGCCGACGGCGCCGGCGCGGGTCGAGCGCGAGCAGTTCGCGATGTTCGCGTGAGCTGGCCGTTCCAGGCCGTGGCCCGTCGCAAGGTCAACGGCGGGCCCAAGGCCACGGCCTCGGACGAGATCACCTGGGCCGGGCTGTGGCGCGAGCGGCGGTGGCTGCTGGTGTCACGGCCGCGGCTGAACAACCCGCTGGAGAGCTTCGTCACCAGCTCGGGCCACCGGCTGCGCGACAGCTGGGTCGGCTCGAGCGGGCACTGGATCGACCTCGTGGTGAAGGAGCCCAGAAATCCGAGCGACGACGAGCTCGAGGAGCTGCAGGTCCTGGCCCAGCAGGTCGACTCTCGGCCGGTGCGCGTGCGGCGGTACCAGCGCCGGGCCGAGCCCTTGACGCCCGATGCTGGACTGTTAGTCTAGCTCCGCTAATGCGTTGCCCGATGGTGCTGCCGGTTCCGTCCCTTCGCGGGGGAAGATCACCCGGCAGAACCCGCTCGGAAGCGCGGAAAGAGCCCCGGTGCGCCGTTCACCGGGGCTTTTTCTTTGCCCGAACAGTAGAGCGCAGCTCAATACTCGACTGAGCATATCTTCCTCTTTACTAACTCTGCTATACTGCTAGGCTAGGTTTACTAATCAATGAACCTTCCGCAGGAGCGAACCATGGAATACACGATCGAGGCCTTGCGCGAGCCAGAGAGCGGCGCCCCCTACTGGTACATCCTCGGCAGCGAGCGGACCAGCGGCCGGGCGCAGGAACGCATGAACGACTACCGGCACACCTTCCCCAAGCTGCCGCTGCGCGTGGTCGAGGCGGGCACGCGCAAGCTGGTCGTGCTCAGCGACCCGCGCCCTGTCGACGCCTGCTGATCCCGCCGCCGGCGCGGTCCGCTTGGCTTGCCCAGGTGGACCAGCCCCGCTAAACCCTCAGTCTAGCCGAAAGGTTCTCGCCATGTGGACCGGATCCGACCTCATCGACGCCGCCGTCATCGTGCTCGGCGTGCTGCTCCTGACCGTCCTGTTCGGCGACCCGACCACCTGGGGGATGCGATGACGGTCCTCCCGCCCGACGCCGACAAGCTCGCCCATCTGGTGCGCGTGGGCCAGAAGCTCCTGGCCGCCGACGTCGAGATCAGCGCCGCGCGAGCCCGGGCGCATGCCATCGCCATGGGCCGCAAGCGCGGGGTCGACCTCGGCTTCATGCCGCGCCCCGACCCGACAGCGATGGTCGAGGCCGCGACCGGCGAGGCCGACCGCGCGCTCGATGGCAACTACGGCATCAGCCACGACACCGCCGCCCTGGCGCGCGCCCTGGCCATGGCCTGCAAGCTGCACGCCGAGACGCCGTTCGTCCCCGGCAACGGACCCATCCGCGACGCCGAGTGGCACTTCCGCGAGGCCGCCCGGCTGATCCAGCTCGGGTTGAACCAGCGCCAGAACGCCGACGCGGCGCGGCGGATCGTGGACCGCGTCGCGCAACCCGTCGAACCCTAAGCCTGGGAGATCGCAATTGGGCAGCAAGGTGTTTGCACAGATCGGCGTGGGGGCGAGCGGCCTGCTCGTCCTCGCCCTGGTCGGGAAGCTGTGGGTGGGGCTCCTGCTTCTCGCCGCATACGGCCTCTACCGAGGCCGTCGCCCCATCCTCGCAGTGGTCAAGGAGTACCTGAAGTAATGTTCGGAGCACTGAAGAAGCGTTTCACCGACGCGCTCGACGCCAACCTTGGGCGGTTCGCCGCCGACAAGGATTTGTTGGAAGGCGCCATGGCCGCGTGCGCCATGATCGCCGCCGGCGACGGCCAGATCGAGGCGCAGGAGCGGCAGAAGACGGCCGAGTTCGTGCGTCGTCATCCCAGCATGAAGCACTTCGATGGCAGCGAGGCCGGCAGGCTGTTCCTGCAGTTCTGCGGCGAGTTCGACTTCGATGCCGGCATGGGCCAGACCGCCTGCCTGAAGCAGATCAGCGAGGTCCGTGGCGACGAGAAGCGGACGCTCGTGATGCAGCTGGCGCTCGCGATCGCCAAGTCCGACGGCGAGTTCGAGCCCGGCGAGAAGGTCGCGGCCACGAAGATCTGCGACACGCTCGGCCTGAGCCGCAGCGACTTCGGCCTCTAGCCGGTGCGCGGGCGATTGCAGGAGCGGTCGCCCGCCGACCGCTCGGGCGACGGCCGCTGGCTCGGTCCAGCGTTGCTGCTCAGCGCGTGTCTGCACGCTCTACTGATCGGCGCCGTCGTCACCTTCCTCTGATCCACAAGGAGAGATCATGGCCACCGTGCCGATGCCGGACAGCGATGTCCTCTACGTCCTCCAGTCCATCCCGAAGGACGTGCGCGAGCTCGTGCGCCGCCACCGTCTGGTGATCGCCGGCGGGTTCATCCGCGCCCTGATCGCCCGCGAGAAAGCCCGCGACCTCGACCTGTTCGGGTCCAACGCCGCCACGCTGCGCAGCGCCGCCCAGGCGCTCGCGGCCAGCCGCGGCAGCCGCCTGCACGAGACGAAGAACGCGATCACGCTGATCGCCTCGGGCCGGCTGTACCTGCAGTTCATCACGCGCTGGACCTACGCGGACGCCGCCGCCATCGGCGTGGACACCGGGCGTGTGGATGTCGAGCGGCTGCTCGAGAGCTTCGATTTCACGGTCGCCCAGGCCGGGATCTGCTGGGACGCCGAGCGGAAGCAGTGGGTCGGCCGGGTCAGCGACCGGTTCTACCAGGACCTCGCGGCGAGGCGGCTGGTCTACACGCGGCCGGTCCGCGACGAGGAGGCCGGCGGCTCGCTGATGCGCGTCCGCAAGTTCCTCGGCCGAGGCTACTCGATCCAGATCCAGTCCTTCGCCCGCGTGATCGCGCGGCTGGTGATGGGCCTCGATTTCACGCGCGAGCCCACCGAGGAGTGGCTCGGCAAGCTTCTCACCGGCCTGCTGCGCGAGGTCGACCCGCTCGTCGTCGTCGATGGCGTCGAGGTCCCCGAGGAGGTGACCCCGGAGCTGCTCGCCGCCGAAGGGATGCCCGGCACCCCCGAGGACATCCTCTAGCCCCCCCCGACCACAAGGAGAGAACGATGGCTGACGTCGATCCGACCGCGAGCCAGGAGGCTCGCGCGCCCGAGCAGGAAACCTATGCCCAGGCGTCCGAGGACATGGGCAAGGCGCTGTGCGCGGCGGCCGGCGGCGCGTCCGCGGTGGTCGTCCTGGCGC